CTGGGTTCGCGGGCTGGGACCACGCTCCGTCGTTCTCGGAAGACCAAATCGGGGTGCGCGGTGTCGGGAATCACCTCGTCAGTGTTTAGCAACATGCGACCATCTGCGATATACGCAAGAGTGGCCACACAACCAAATTAACCATTATGACTTATGATATTGAACATTAACTCGCGGGAAGATCTTGACGCCCTGAAGGGCACGCAGTCTTACGCCGACTTTATCAACTACCTCAAGGGCAGTATGACACGCAAGATCAATGTCGCCGAATACCCGGATAACTACAATCGCGAGGGGTACGATGGCCCAGAGATTGAGCCGGTCTGGGAGGAAGTAGAGGATATGACTGTCATTGAGCGTTTTGGCTTCTCGAAAGAGGAGACGCTCGACTGATGCACAGGCTTGCAGCGATAAGGACTGTATCAGTGTCAAATTAAAAAGATAATCTAATGAATATACAACAATTAAGATACATAAATAATTCTTCAGCTAAAAGATTAGTTGAATTAGAACAAATATATGGTTATATTAATATACATGAAACTAAAAATATGTTATTAATAAGTATAGCTAAAGATGTTTTAGATGAATCAGGATGGTATGAACTAAATCCTACAACTTATAATGAAGTATTAGAATTTGTTAGTTCTTTATTTAGAGAAAGTAAAGTTAGTTTAGTGGAAGTACCAACAGATGAAATTTATAGTAGTTTTAATGATCCTCAAACATCCTATACTTATGATGATTTAACTATATAATGACTAACTAACTATGACCAAAGTAGAAAAAATTAAATCATTAATCGAAAGTGTTTTTAATGATTTAGAATTTGAAGAAAAAGAACATAAATATAAATTAAAAAAAGGTGGTGAATTAAAGTCAGTATCAAAAAGTATTGAATCATACAAAAGAAAATTTGATCAAGATAATATATCTAAAGCTTATGCTAAAAAACATAAGAGAAGAGTTAGTGATGTACTAGCTGAATGGCAAGAAGAAAATGATAAATCAATTAAATTAGGTAATAGAGTCCATAAATATGCCGAAGATTATTTTCATAACAGAAACAAAGAGCCAGAGGATTTTTATGAAGAAAATGTAATTAAATTTTTTAATAGTTTACCAGATCATATGATTCCTATTTGTTCTGAAGTAAGAATATATGATAAAAGTCTTGGATTTGCTGGAACAGTAGATCTATTGATATATGATACAGAAAAAGATGGTATTATAGTTGGTGATTATAAAACTAATAAAAATATCTATAAGAATTTTGCTGGTCAAAAAATGGAATCACCATTTAATTATCTTTTAGATTCACCATTTAATGGGTATCAATTGCAACTTAGTATGTATCAAATTCCTTTAGAAAATATTGGTTTAAAAGTTATTGAGAGAAATGTTATTTGGTTCAAACCTGATACTACTTATGAAGTTATTCCAACAGATGATTATACTTCTCACCTTAGATATTATACAATGATAAAAACAACATAATATGTGTGAGACCCTCAATAAAATAGAACAGATATGTACTGATGATAACCCCCATAGCAAAGGAGTTAAACTTCTTGCTTCATTAGTAGATGATAGAATAAAGATAATTCATAACAATGATAAAAAGATAACTGAGTTATTAGAAAATCTACTTACTAGATTCGATAATTTAGATAGACATCAGCAAGAATTACAGAAAGAAATAAATCGTAATTTCGTAGAAAGATCAGAATGTCCTGTTTGGCAAAAAAAGGATGATGTAATATTCTATACAACATTTAGAAAAAGACATCCATTTATATTTTTTTCTTCTGTTGTTGGAATGATAACTTCTAGTTTATTTTTATTAAAAGATAATATAATTGATAACTTAAATCAAATAAAAAAATTAATATTTAATTTATTCTAATGAAAATTTCAGAGTTAATTTATAGAATAAAATCATTATTTCCAGAAAAAGATTCATCACAATCAGGAAAAATATATGATAATAGACTTATTTATAATAAGCTAACCTCAGTAAGAAATAGATTGATAACACAACAATATACCAATCATAGTTTTGTTGGTCAATGGAGTTATCAATCATTTTTAATTGAATTAGAATTAGTAGATAATCCATTTGATGATTCGTCTTATAAAAAGAAGATGTTAAGATCTGTAAATAAAATACCTAAAATATTAAGTACGATTGATAAACATCTTATACAATCATGTACTAATGTTGATGGTACGATTAGATTTTTTATTACTTCATGGAAAAATATGAATTATATAAAATCAAATAAATACTTGAAAGATAAAATACATTACTTAATTTTTAATGACTATTTGTACATAATTAATAGTAGTATTCTACAAAAAGTATTATTAACAGCCGTATTTGTTGATCCAATATCTATTTATACTAGTTCTACTGATTATATGGAAGAAGAATTTCCTATTGATGACGGAAATATTGACAGTTTAATATCTTTAACGTTACAAGAACTAATACCGAATTTAAAGAATGACAAAGGGAACGACTAGTAGTTATAGATTATATAGAAGGAATGCTCTAGAAGAAAGAGTAGATATTACACAATATAGAGATATAACAAACAAATATCTGCTTTATTTAGTAAATAAATTAAAAGAAAATGGACAAGTTAAGCTTCCATTAGAATTAGGTACAATAGTATTTGAAGGAAAAAAGATTAAAATAAAATTTAATGAAGATGGAGAAGTAACTAATCTCCCTGTAGATTGGAAATTAACTAAAGAATTCTGGAATGAATTTCCAGAGAAAAAAAATAAAGAATACATTTATTATGATAATGATCACACTAACGGAGTAAGATATAAATTTAAGTGGAAACATTTGGGTAATAAATTAAAATTTAAAAGATTTTATACTTTTGTATCTTGTAGAGCATTAAAAAGAGATTTTGCTAAGCTTATAAAAGAAGAAAAAAAGGAATATATGGTTCATGAATAATAATTATGTAAGTATAGATAATGTTTTAGCTAAAATAAATGATGATTATGCTTTTGAAATTGACGAAGGTATTCTTATTAAATGGATAGCAGAGGCATTAGGATTTCTTAATGTTAATATGTTAGGTATGGAAGAAAGAATAGCTGTTGTTGATGTTAGTAATTATCAATGTAGATTGCCTAGATTTTGTAAATCTATTATTCAAATAGTGAAGAATAATAATAGTGAGAGTATTAATAGCGATTCTATTGTAAGTAGTACTGGAACAATTACAACATATGATGATGATGATAGGATAGTTGACTTAGAAGAATTTAATATTATTAACATCCCTTATTTAGAGTTTAACTATAGTTATTATGGTTTCAATAAGATGACTAAAAATAATTTTACATCAGTTAAGTTAGCTAATAATAACTTATTTAAAATAAGTGTTTGTGATATAGATCCAATTTATGTAACAGATGGTGCTGAATATACTATTGTCGGAGAAGATACATTAAGATTTAGTTTTGAAAGTGCTCAAGTTGTAATTATTTTTTTACAACAAAGATTAGATGAAAATGGTTATCCACTAATCCCAGATGATACTTACGTAATTGATGCTATCAGTAAATATATACTATATAAGATGTCTATAAGAGAATATGTTCAACACAGACAAGGATCAGTTGATAGAAAAAGAGAAATCGAAGATGATTGGTTAAGAGCTAAGAATACAGTTACTTCAATGTACATGGTTCCTAGATCTTTAGAAGAATATAACAATCTGTTGAAAAGTACTAATAAATTATTACCACGTACAGACAGACATGAAAACTTTTATAAAGAATGAAAGATAAAAATATACAAACACCTATCAAAGGACTGAATACTGATAGTTCACCTATTAATCAACCAGAAGGTACTTATAGATACGCTTTAAATAGTATCAATAGTAGTAAAGATGGTAAAATTGGTATGTTATCTAAAGAGTCAGGTAATGTTCCTGTAGCTCAATTATCAGATGGATATATACCGATAGGTCATATTTACATTACTGATAATTCTATTGTTATATTTTCAGTAAATGATTCTGAAAATAGAAGTGAAATTGGAATTTTTGATAAAAATAGTGATTACACACTTATTGTTAACAGTGGTGAATTAAATTTTAACATAAGACATCAAATAGAAGGTGAATATAGATTAAGAAATGGTGAAAGAATTGTTTATTGGGTAGATGGATTAAATAATGCTAGAGTTTTTAATTTAGATAAACCTTCAACCTACTGGTCAACTGCTTTTACTAACTGGTTAGAAAATGGTAATCCCGAATCTTCATTTGATGGTGAAAAATGGAATATAGCCAAATTTGAACTTGTAAAGATTTATGAGAAAATACCAACATTTGAAAATATTGAAATTCTTTATGGTGGATATATAAAACCTGGTTCATATAGTTTTGCCATTCAGTATTTAGATGAAGACTTAAATCCAAGTAATTGGAACAATACTTCTAATCCTGTTAATATTTATTCTGATAATTTAAAGGATGAATATCATACTATAAGAGGTTCGAGAAATATTGATAGTGCTGTAATGACTTATGGTGTGTCTAATAAATCAATAAAACTTACTGTTGGTAATTTAGATGCTAATTATCAGTATTACAGAATAGCTATCATCCAAGCTAATGAGATGAAAGGGTTAGCTACTAAGGCATACGTATCAGAAATCAAATCTATTAATGATCCTGTATATGTATATAATGGATATGATGAAGTATTAACTGAAACACCTTTGGAAGATATATTAGTTGAAAAAGAATTAATTCTTGCTGCTTCACATATTGAACAGCTAGAAAATAGATTACTTCTCTCAAAAGGTAAAGTTGATGATGTAAATTGGTGTTCTTTTCAAAGATATGCTTCTAAAATTAACTCTCATCTATCTCTTAAAAGAGTTTATCTTAATACTATCAATGATAGTTCTAATCCTAAAAATCCCATATCTACTTTTGATAGTGTAGGTTATATGCCGGGAGATGTTTATTCTTTTGGTATTATTTATCTTATGAAAAATGGTACACTTTCTCCAGTATTTCATATTCCTGGAAGAAACAAAAATTACATTAGAAAAAACAATAATGGTTTGGATGATAATATGGATTATTACGAAACTACATACAGTAGTTATCCTGAAATCCATAAATGTCCTAGTAATAAAGATTATTGGGGTCAAGATGCTTATGGTGAACAATTAGTTAATAAACCTATTAGACATCATAAATTTCCATCACGAGGTTCTAGAAATATACCAGTTTTTGATACATCTGATGAAGCTGTAGAGATAAAAAAATATACTCTAAAAGTTAAAATTGCTCTTAAAGATGGAGAAACATATCCATTAAATGTTCTTACTGGTGAACCACTAATCGTTGATTACAAATGTTTATATAAGCTTTCAGATAATGAATCTACTAACGAATATTCAGATACTCTAAATGAGTTATTAACCTATAAAAATGCAGAAATAACATTATACTCAGGTGATAATACAATTGAAAAAATCAATGGTAATAATGGTATAATGTATGGTGAAATAACAGAACATACTGATAAATTTGAATGGAAATTTTCAGTTGAAGAAGAAATTGTAGAAACTCTAGATCCGGCATATTATACTGATATAATGGGAATCAGATTTGATACTATTGAAAAACCACATGAAGATGTTGTAGGATACTATATTGTTAGACAAAAGAAACAAGATAGTGATAGACTTATTTTAGACAATGCTATTTTTGGATTAATAGATAATAGAAATGTTTCTGGTATTGGTAATTATAAAGTATTCAATAAATGGATTACAACTAATAGTGTTTCAAGCAGTGGAACAACTGTTGATAATCAACATCTATACTTCTTTTCACCTATTCATCAATTTAATAATGAAAACTTAGTGTTTGATGATATTGAAATTAATGGATACTATGACTTATCTAATAAGATGACTTCTTTTAATGGAGGAATCCCTCCAAGTGATTCTGATTATGATAGAAGAAAATATAGTGTTGTTGTAGAAGATGTCATGGAAGGAACAACTTTTAATCCTAGTATTCATGAAGATAATGATACAGATGGATTTAGTCTTCTTATTGGATATAGAAATTGTAATGGTGATTATAAAAATATTACTTCTGAATATTCATTCTTACAAACAACCGAAAATGAATCAGCCATAGATGATATTATTTATCTTAATGCTGCTAGCAATAAGAAATATTCTGATAGAATAATATATAATGCTTCTATGGATAACAAAATTGGCATTATCAAGTTTAAAAAGCCTTTGTTTTCAAGTTCAGCTGAGAAAGTAAGACTATTTGGTGATACACATCAAGCTAGAGTACTTTATGGATCATTAAAAAGAACAAACACAAGTGCTTATAGTAATTTTATGGATAGAAACTACTATAAAGAACATAATAATGTTATACTATTCAAGAATAGTGGAATGGGTAATTCTGTCAGTTTGTTTAATGGTGATGCTTATGTATCTCCTATGAATCTTGTATCAATGACATATTATGATATGTTGTTTGCTTCTAGAAAGCTAAAAGAAAAAGAAAAAAAATCTGGTGGCATTCTAGGAACAGTACTTACTGTAGTAGGTGTAGCAGCTACAATATTTACAGCAGGAGCGGCAGCTGGTGTATTTGGTGCAGGATTAGCAGCTACATTTGGTAGTGCTACAACATTAACAGGAGCTTTAGCATTAAGTAGTTCAGCTATCAGTGCTGGTATATCTATGAATAAGTCTGGTATTAATGTAGAATCAGCTGCTAAAATGATTAGTGAAGAATATCCAAGAGGACTTAATCTTGCTACGAGAGATACTGATATGGTATCAACACCAACGATAGACACACCTTGGGGATGTAACTTAGGTAACTCTTTATCAGATGATGCCATTGTATGGTTTGCTGATAGATTGACTAATATATTTTTTGAATCTAATATTAATATTAATCTTCGTACTAGTATAACATCACTTAACAATGATTTCATTAATCCATTAAATGATGGAGGTAACGAAGAATACGAACTCGATCATGAAGATCTATTAAGTGATCTGAAGGTAAACTTAAAAGGATTTGATGAGGAAGAATTTAGACAATATTTAATTGAAAAATTAACCATCATTGATGTAGAACATGATAATGGTAGATTATACAAAGGTTATTCTACAGCAGAATGGTATGATGTAAATCCAGATTATCATAGAAAGAATGAAGAAAAAGTATATATACATCTTCCAGTTAATTATACTTGTTGTACTGAAGATTCTAATGATGAAAGATTTTATAATAACAGGGTGTGGTATTCTCAACAAAGCTTTCAAGAAGAAGCTTCTGATAATTACAGAGTATTTTTAACAAATAATTATAAAGACATTGAAGCTGAGTGTGGAGAAATTACTAATATTTTTAGAAAAAGTGATGAATTATTTATGCACACTACAGAAGGATTATGGAAGTTACCAGCTAACCTTCAAGAAAAAATAACAACTGATGGATTAACTACATATATTGGAACAGGTGAATTTTTATCTATACCTCCTAAAAAGATTAATGATCAAGTAGGAAATTTAGGTAGTCAACAAAAACATGCAACTATAATTACTAAATATGGAATATTTTTTGTTAACGAAATTGAAGGTAAAATTTATTTACTAAGTGATAATCTGAGAGATATTACTAACAGTATGTCATCTTGGTTTAAAAATAATCTTATCTCAAATCTTAGTAATCAAATTTATGATAGTTGTGGTTGTGATTGGGATAATGATAACATGTCTAGTATAGATGGTACTGGTATTATTTCAACATTTGATCCAAAAAATGATAGAATACTTTTAACAAAAAAAGATTATAGCATAATTGACAATAGTTCTTTCAAAGGTCAATTAAATAATAATTCTAGTGATTATGAAGTAGACGATATGGTTCTCGAAAATGGTAAATTCTATAAAATTACAAACATTGAATATACAGAAGTTTTTAATGAAGGATTTAATAATTTTATAGAAGATGAAGTAGTTACTATTAATACTATAAGCTTACCTAGTTCTACATCTGAACTAGGCGGTAGTGTTGTTAGAGATAATTTTGAAATGGAAAAAGGTGTTTTTTACTATACTCCTCCTGACATCGAAGGTGAGTTTACAGATACAATAATCATTAATACCAGTATTAATAAATGTAATTCAGATAAAGTTATAGTGAATGTGACTGGAGAACCAAATGTTGGAGAAAGTTTGTGGAATTTGGAAGATGGAGCTTATGATCCTTCACCAGTAACATCTAATCAAATTATTGTATATGATAAATATCTTAAAATTGAAAGAGCTTTTGTTCCAAGTTGTTCTGATAATTTAGACGACACCGTAGCCAAAAACATATTGTATATTGGAACGGACGAAGCAAATCCCCAATTTGAATCTTTATGGTTCAATTGTCTTGGTAGTTATTTTAGCAATAAAGGTTGGATAGGAGACCATAATCCTGTTGATAGAATAAGTCTTGATAGAGATTATTGTTCATATGATGTTAATAGAAATGGTAACAATATGATCTATGGTCAAGCTAATTGTGGAGCTTTCAATAATATGACAAATAGTAATATTTTCATTGAAACATTAAGTGAGGATATTGATAATTCAGAATATGACATCAATTTAAAAGTTTGGTTTGCTGATAGTGATGTTTCATTCGAAGGATGGATTCCAATGACTAAAACTAAATCTGGTGGTTATTCTACGAATAGTTATGCTTATATACCTTATATTGATTGGTATATTCATACTGTACCAAGAGTTGTATTAATTAATGAGTATTATAATAAGTTTGACTTACAGATTCCAAATGGTACTGGAACTATCAGATTTAAAGATAATATTACAGTTGGTCATAAAGTCACTATTGAATATTTAGATGAACGATTCATTATAGATAAAATGTCAAACTTTAATGAAAACATTAATGACACTTATGACTTTTATTTGGGAGAAATAGATTATACAACAAGAGCTTTTATTACCATTACGATAGAAGCTGATTGGAAAAATCCTGAAGGTCAATCAAACTTCAATAAAAAAATTGACTTTGAAATAGAATATATAGAAGATACTTAATATGGATATTATTACTACAGTTAGTAAAGGAGAGAGAGATGAAGGACTTTTAGGTAAGTATTACAATAATACAAGTATGTCTGGAGATCCTGTATTAACACGGATTGATGAAACTATTAATTTTGAATGGTCTTATAACAGTCCCGGTCTTGGTGTCGCATTAGATTATTTTTCAGTTGTTTGGGAAGGTAAAGTGTATGCTCCTTTTACTGGAAATTATATATTTACTACATTTAATGATGATGGTGTAAGACTATATGTTAATAATGTTTTAATTATAAATGATTGGAATCATCATCCTGTAACTAGAAATGATTCACCAGCAGTATCATTAACAGCTGGTAATTGGTATACAATTAAATTAGAATATTTTGAGTTACATACTATAGCTACTATAAAATTATTATGGTCTTATGATAAAATTACAGATCAAATTATACCCAAAACATATTTAACTATTCCAGATTCAGCGGTTATACCAATAAAAACTTCTAAAATTTCTTTAGCAGGAAGTTACAAGGTAAACACTTGGAATAAGAATTATATTAATAATGGATTGAATGGTGAATATTTTAATAATACTGATCTATCTGGTAATCCAGTATTAGAAAGAATAGATAATCAAATAAACTTCAATTGGATTGAATCAAGTCCTGATGCACTTGTCAATAATGATGGTTTCTCAGTCAGGTGGACAGGTTATATACAACCGCCTGTGGATGAAGAATATATATTTGGTATTTCATCTGATGATGGCGCTAAGTTAATTCTTAATGGATCAACTATCATAGATAATTGGACTAACTATAATGAAGATGATTTTATGATTTCTGTTCCAGTACAATTATATAAAGATACATTATATCCAATAACAATTGAATATTTTGAAAATACTGAAAAGGCAAGAATCTCATTATTATGGTCCTATAAAAATATTGTTAATCAAGTTATATCAACAGATCATTTATATACTTCTGATACTGTTTCAAAAATAGAAACAGTATCTCATTTTACTGGAATTAATTCATTTATTAGATATAGTTCTAATCTTGAAATTAATAAACTTTATAGATTTAATTATGAGATTATAAATAATTCTGAATGTATGGGTGTTAGATTGATTGCTGGTAATACTAAAGGTGAGTGGAAAACAATTGGTGGTACATATAGTGATACATTATTATTATCAGGTAACAATGAAATTGCATTTGAGGGATATGGTGAGTTTACAATTCAAAATTTCACAATAGAATTATATGAAATTTCAAAAGATAGAATATATCTTTCTGATGATACTTTGTTCGAAAATAAATCATGGACTATTAGTTATTCATTAAGACTTGATGATTGGATTAGCTTTCATAGCTATATACCGGATTATTACATATCAACGTTAAAAAATTATTATTCTTTAATTCAAAATAATTATATTTATGAACATAATGATCATTCAAGTTATGCTAGATTTTATGAACAAAATTTTCCACATATTATTGAATTAGTATCTAATAAAAATCCAGCTAATAGTAAAGTTTGGGATAATATTGAAATAGATTTAACAACAAGAATATATGATAGTGATACAGATGAGTTCAAGAATTCTTCATTAGAGTTTTTTGATAAAGCAATCATATATAATTCTAAACAATCAACAGGAGAAATAAATATTATTAACAATGAGTTTTCATCTGATTATTTGATGGATCAAATTACTGATACTCAAGATAGTGTAATAGCTGATAAAAATGAAAATACTTGGAGTTTAAATAATATTAGAGATAATGTAGCTATTTATGATCAACCTTTATTTACTAAAGCTTGGAATTACATTAAAGCAAGTTTCCCAATAGATAAAGTTGTAAATCCAACTGCTTATACTGAAGGTACAATAATAGATTTTAGTAAAGAATGGACTGATAAACAACCTCTTAGAGATAAATATATAATTATACGATTAATAAATAGTAATACAAATGAATCTATTCAATTTATAACTAACTATAGTATAGAAGAAACAACAAATTCAATAAGATAACATGAATATATTACCAACAATACTAAACACTGGAGCTAGTGCTTTAGGTAAACTTACTAGTGATGATAGAGCTGATAAATTATATGATAGTATGTCTAGTTTACCTAAAATGCCTAATTATTATAACTCTTATGGTAATAAATCAATTAGAAAACTTCAAGGAATAGGTGAAAATATTAAAGCACAAAAAACCAATGCTTTAAATGAACTTAAATCAGGATTAAGTCAAAGTAGATTACAATCTTCTGCTGAAATTAATTCTTTAGGAGGTTCTCTAAACACCAGAAGAGCTATGAGAGCGCTAGCTGATAGATCTTACAATAAATCATTAGCTTCTGGTATGAGTTCATTAGAAGACTCTGTTATGGAAAAAATGAGTCAGTTAGGTTTAGCTGAAAGTAATATATTAGCTGATAGAGATAAGTTAGTAGGAGATGCTAATGAGAAGTCGTTTATGATAGACCTTGAAAACAAAAAGCAGGCATTAACTGGATATTATAATATGAAAGAACAGGGTGATGAATATATGATACAAGGACTTGGAAATCTAGCTCAAACTATGAATGCCAATGATAATAATAAAAAATTCTTGGATGTTCTTAGTACATCAATGAATAATACACCTACAGGTATCTTAGATTCATCTGTGTCTTCTAGATCATATCCTTATGATCCTTGGCAATTCTTAAATTATAGTATGCCGAATTCAGCTGGTTTAGAACTAAAATTACCTTTTTAGCAGAAGATTCCCAAAGGTCATATGACAATCTAGGATCTTCATCGAATAGTTATTTAAAAGGATTTGATACTTTAGGTGATACTATTGGAAGTATAGAATCTAATAATAATTATAATATACTATCAGGTGGTAAAACTATGGATTTAGAATCCATGACAGTAGATGAATTAATCAATTCGCCAAATAAAAGGGCTATGGGGAAATATCAAATTATTCCTAATACTCTTAAAATGTTAAAAACTGAATTAGAATTAACTGGGAATGAAAAATTTGATCGTAATCTTCAAGATTCACTATTTAAACATTTAGCTTATAAAAGAGGATATAACGAATATAAATCTGGTGATATAACAGCCGAAGAATTTGCTTATAATCTTTCTAAAGAATGGGCAGCACTTCCTAAAAATTCTTCTAATGAATCTTATTATGAAGGTCGATTGGGAAATACAGCTCTTATTGGATGGGATAATACACTAGAATTAATCAAAAACTTATTTTAAACATGGTAAACTTACAACCAATAAAACCTGAAATACCAAAAGAAGCTCTGATGTCGCTTGTTGCTAGACAAGAAAAAGCAACTGATGTCGGACTAGGAGCTATAGGTAAAATGAATACATTAATCGGAGGATTAGAAGTTTCAGAAATAAATAATCCTAAATTTCAAGAATATGTCAATACATATAACAATAAACTAGATCAATATACTGAGTTACTGTATACCAATCCAAATAAAGCTGTTACAGCTGCTAGAGAATTACAAATTCTTGGCAATCAATTACTTCAAGATGCTTCATCAGGTACTATTTCTAAGTTTACTAAACCTTATGCTCAATACAAAGCATGGTTAGGAGATGTTAAAAAAGATAAAAATGTATCTAATGAAGCATTTGCACTTGCTAATCAATACGCACAATCACAATTTAATTTACTTAATGAAGATCCTTCAGCCCAAGTGAATGTTTCACCTAAGTTATTTAATAAACCAGATATGATGGAACAAGCACATGATGTTTTATCTAAAGTCAAAACAGATGAAAAAGGTGGTTATATAGATAATGAAAGAATTAATACACTAGTTGATGAAATATTTAGAAACAATCTTGACAATGTTAATTATTATCAAATGTTAAATAGTTTTGATCCAGAATCAACAGAGATAAATGAACAAAGATATAATGATGAAGTTGAAGCTGTTAAAAGACAAGCGAAACTTGTATATAGTAAATCAGCTAAAAGAGAATCAGATTCAAATATTGGACTACCAGTAATACATACCTTAGAAAAAAGAGGTGATGTTCCTAATTTACAATCAGAAAGAAAAGAACTTATTGCTAAAGGAGAAAAATTAACTAGAGACTTTTTATTAGCATCACAAGCTGGCCAAACTCAACAAGCTCAAGCAATAGCTGATCGTTATGAAGATTATATGGTGGATATAAACAATATTACAAATCAAATAGATTACTTTAATGAACAAGCATTGTCTCAATTAACACCAAGTGAACAACTACAATTAATTAATCCTGAAACTAAGAAATTGAGAACTGATGCTGAATTTAATGAGATTGATAGAAACTTAAAAACTGATGCAATGCCTTTTCATTATGGTTTAAATACAGGGATGTTAAATACAGAGATGTTAAATACAGAGATGTACAATAATCCACCAGTAATTAAAGCGTATGACAAGTTTAAGAAAAAAAGAAAGCAGTTAATGGAAGAATCTTATCAATCTAGTACTAAACTTTCAATTATACCTACAAAAGAAATGTCAGAAAAAGTATCAGAATCAGTACTTTATTCATTAAAAGGAGCAGAAGTACTAGACTCTAAAGGTAGATTAATCAAAGAACCAAATTTTGATACAGATGAAATCGAAGTTAAAAGTATATCAAGTGGGAATTCTGGGAACATTGATGTTGAATTTACACATGGTAAAGATACATTCATAGCTAAACTTGGAGAAAGTAGATCAAAATCATTAGCTGAATCAATTACGAATAGTGAATATGGTAATGATGCAACAACTTTTGCTGAAGGTATTTTAAATAACACTGTAAGAATTTATGATCAAGTAAATACAATAGGTGCTCCAGTTGGTGGTAATTATAAAGGACCAGCAAAAATTATAAGTCTAAAAGGAGCTGGTACAGATGGTAAGCCAATTGACTATAAATTTAATATTGTATTAGGATCAAATAATAATTATATTATAGAATCTTTAACTAGAAATGGAGAAGTTATTAATTTACCATCCGATGGGATTAATATATCGACTGATGTTAACAACATGGGAAATAATAAGAATGCTAAAACAGCTCTTGTACACACATTAACAACTCTTGTTCAAACAAGAACACCTGAAGTTTTATTACAAGAAATAGCTAAGTACATCAATATTAAATAAAATTATTTATAAATGGACAATAAATATACAATACCTGTAAATACTGGGATAGGTGGATATAATATAGACAATGAAACAGTAGCTGAAGTCACTAGACTTATTCCAAATGCTACAACAGAATCATTAGGATCACCAAATCTTACTATGAGACTTGCTAATGCTCAACCTTGGCAAGAGAAAGCTCTAAAAGGTGGATGGAACTTTGCTGTTAATGCTCTTGGTATGGGATCAATGATGGTTGGTTCACTTGACCCAAGAATGTTAGTTGGTGCTGTTAGTGATACAGAAAGAACGTATTCAAATTTCTTTACTGAATTCGGTAAAGAATTTATGGAACAAAATCTTGCTACTATCTATGAACAAAATCCAGGTAGTGTAAATTTTACAGATCCAGGTTGGTGGTTTAATAGAATTGGTGATACTGGAGCTATTCTTGGTATTGTTGGTGAGACAGCTTTGGAAACAATTGCTTTAGGTGGTATTGGTAAATTAGCAACAAGTGTAACAACAGGTGCTAGATTAGCTCGTATTACATCCATGATAAATAAAGTTAGAAATACTAGAAGTTTAGCTACTGGTACATTTGCTTTTTCAGGTATGAGAGAAGCTGTTCTTGAATCTAACGATGTATTTGAATCAACATACGAAAGTCTTAAAAGATCTGGAATTAATGAGGAAATGGCTAGAGAAAATGCCGCACAAGCTGCTGCTTTTAGCTTTAGGGCTAATGCTATACCTAAAGCAGTTTTAGGCGCTCTACAGGCTCGTATGATGACTTATTCACCACTTGTAGGACTTAAATCAGCTGATGTTTTAGATGAAGCACTAAGTAAAATCCAATCACCATTAAAAAGAAATCTAACCAGAATTGGACTTGAAGGTGGTTCTGAAGCTTTTGAAGAAGGTTATCAGTCAGCTATAAGCGGGTATGCAGCATATAAAGCAGATCTTATGAGTGATCTTACTAATCCATTTGAAGTTAGTAACTATATGAATATGTCAGATATATTTAATAGTGCTTTTGTTGGGTTCTTAGGTGGTAGTACTTTAATGCCAGCTGTCGGTGCTGTTATGAATAAAGCTTTAGGTCGTTCTAAAGATCCTTATAAAGAAATATATGATCAAAATATAACTGCTGGTAATGGTATTAAGCTTGAAATGATGAAAAATCTTTCAGAGGCTATTAAAAATGATGATAAAAAAACAATTGACAGAATACAATCTGAATTAAATGGTTATAATGTTCTTGAAGCTATCTGGTTAGATAACGTAGCTGGTAAAGATGATGCATTATATTCAGACTACATGAGCTTTTTAGATAACACGTTAAAGAGTATCCAAGAAAACAACAGTGAAGAACTTTCAAAAATTGGCATTGATGAAAATACCAATCTTGAGGATATTAAAGGTAGATTCTTAGAATTCAAATCTGATGCAGAATTTATTAAAAGTGTATTCGAACAGGAATCTGAAGAAGCCAATATACATACAATTAAACCAATTGTAGGTATAAGAGTATCATTAAAACAACTAGATGAAAGAATTGCTGATGAACAATCTGATCTTCAGAAAATAAAAAGTGAAAATGAATCTATTGGTTTATCAATTGAACAAAGAATTTTATTTGATTCAGCTACCGAAATAGAAGCTTTAAAATATACTATTTCTGACTTAGAAACTATTTCTAATAGAACTCTTAAACCAAATGTAAGAAATAAGTATCAAAAAATTATTGAGAATCTAAAAAAAGAATTAACTGAAAAAGTAGAAAATTTTGAAGGAAGGGTTGTCAGAGATAATAAATATAAGAAAGCAGTAAATCATGTAGCCCATATAAAATTTTATGAAGCTACTAAAACTATTAAAGGTCAAGAACTAGATGAGTGGAGAGATAGTAAAAAATCTAAAGAAAAAGTTAAAGACATGTTTCAATCTTTAGTTGATAATGCTAAAACTAAAGAAAGTGTTGATAACATTAAAGAAGCTGCTCAAGAAACTAATAATCCTGAAATAATTGATGCTGTAGAAGAAGCTGCTAGTAATAAAGTTGAAGATACTTCTAATCAAGCTAAAATTAAAACTGTTGAAGAGTTAAATAATAAAGCTGAAAAAGAAGTAGTTTTTCAAGATCTAAAGAAGGAAGCTGAAAAAGTTGAGAAACAAGAAGCTAAAAAGAAATCAGAAAGTAAAGATCTAAATAAACCGATAGTGGTTGATTCAATGGATGATCTTGCTGATGATTATTCTTTTTATCCGGGTGAAAAATCTACATTAGATAAATCTGCTCTAGAAAAAGTTAAATTTTCTATGAGAAGACTTTCTTATAAGATTAATTCTAGAACTCCTTCATTTAAAGAAGCTATTGAAGAACTTTTAACTGATATCGATTATGATAGAGTTAAAAGCATTTACCATATTGCTGTAATAGGTTGGGAAGAAAATATTAAAGAAGATCCGAATAGATACAAAAGATCGAATTATCAGGAAATCTATGATAATTTATTTAATAGTAATAAAGAAATCATTAGTGAATTAGAAAGTGTTCTTGGTTCTGAAAAAACTGATAAAATTAAAAATAAAAAAGAAGAAACAACTCCACCTAAATATATCCTAAAAGGAGCTACTAGTAATTACGAAGGTTCTCAACTTTCTTTTGTGGCTGTTAGAAAAGAACAAATAGTTACAATTGATGAACAAGGTAATGTTATAGTCAATTGGGAAAACATAAAGGATGCTTCTATATTTGATAATGAATTTTTATCTAACAGTAAAGATTTAGCTAATCCAGATAAATTTGGTATTGGAACAGAATTAGAAGCAACTATTCATCCACAACATAAAAAGATTCCAGTCAAACTGTATTTTGATGAACTATTTGATATTGATAGTAACAGTACAGATTTCAGAAAAGGTGTAAGAATAATTTATTTTGTTAATAATAAAGGAGAAAGAATACACAGAACACCTACTTTTTCTGAATATGAAGAAGGTGTAACAATTACTTATGAAAAACCTAGTAGTAGAAAAAATAGTCAAAAAGAAGGTATACAAAGTGAAAGTAAATACATAAAATTTGAAAAAGATAGTGAACTTTATTGGGATTATATTCCTATTGTAGTATATGAAAAAGGAAATACACCAAATGATGGATTAGCTTTTTTACATGTACCAAACTGGAATAGTAGATTTACGAAGTCAAATTCTAGTTTTGACGAAAATGATGCTGGTTATATAGCTGAGGAAGCTTATAAAAGAGATAAACAATCTAGAAGTGCTGTAAGAGAAGCTTATGAAAATAATAAAGCAGCTACATTTAAAATTACTAAAAAAGGTAGTGGTAGTTATGAACAGTTAAGATTACCAGATGAGAATTATGTTACTTTAAGAGAAGGTTCTAAAGATAATAGTCTTTTAGGATTTATATATAAAAACAATAGTATCAATGTTATAAAAGATGGTGAGTTAATTGAAAATGTTACTCCTCAAAGTTCAGATTCTAAAATCTATATTGATGCTGAAGATATTACAACGGATTCTTACAATAATAGATTTTTCGAGTTAAGGAAAGTACAAAATATTGAAGGAAAAGATGTTTACTTACCATTCTATGTAAAAGAAAAAGACATTACCGAAGAAGAATTTGATTCTATTTTTAATGCTATAAATCTTTATCTAAGTTCTAATAGTAATAGAAAAAAGATTGATGAAATTGCATCAAAGTCAAGATTAGATATCTCTACACCACAAGGATTATATGAGTATCTATCATTATTTATTAATGTTAACATGAATCAATCTGATGCTGTTATTAAAGTAGTTAACTTTGATAAGTCAGGAAAAACTTATGGTGATATAAAAATTGGTAATAAAATATATAAAAAAGGTTCTCTTGTAGACAGAAGTGTTTTTACTGAAGCTATTAATTCATCAAGAAAAGGATTGATGAGAAGAACTGACTTTAAAGGAATGCTACATGATACTCAAGTTCTTCATATAGATAATAACTATGGTATTAAAAGTGTTAATACATATAGTGAATATTTAAAAGATCATTTATTAACTGATATTGTTAATTATAATGTTGGTACTGAGGATAATCCAATTTATACTCCGACTATCCAACCAGTAATAGGTATTGTTCCCGAAAGTCAAGTAGATATTAAAACTCCTATAGATATAAAAGATGATTATGTAAAAGAAGTTAAAGAACAACCTATTGTAAAAGATAATGTTGTAGTTGAAGATCTTTCTGAAAAAGAAGCTAAGATTCAAAAAGCTTTAAATCTTGTAAGTCTTATTGTTTCTTCTGATGAAAGATTAACTTATCAGATTGGTGATATCAGTCAGTATAATGCTATTTCTATAGGTCCAGAACAAAGATTAGAATACATAAAAGAACTAAATTTAATTCCAAATTTACTTCCTTTTGAACAAGAAGAAATAGTAAGTAACATATTTCATCAATTAAATTATCATATTAAAAATAGTGATATTGATAGTTTAACAAAAAATGATATTAAAAACATCATTCAAAATATTATAGCTGATGAAGTTGGTTCAAAACTAAATGAAGTAATTGACAGTATTGAAGAGATAACACAAATAGCTGATGAATTTGACTTTACAAATCTTTTAAGTGATTTAAATTTAGCTAAAGATAAACTTTCTTCAATTATAGATAATTCAGATAGAATTCTAGATCTTGTTAATGATAGATTAATATCTATGAAAACTATAGTTGACAAAGAAGAAGATTCTGAACATGTTTATGACAAAGGTAAAGAAGAAGTCAATATGAAAGATCAAGCTAGTTTTGAAGTCAGAAAATTCTTTCAAAGCATTATGGACTTGGATAAAGACGGTAATGAAAAAATAGGTTTTCTCGGAATGCCCGTATTTGTAGATATGGATAGAGCATTTGATGTGGTAACTTCACTATCAGCAGATCTTGGTTCTAATTATCATTTTATTATTGATAATCTTAAAAAACATCATATTGCTTATCCTTGGTTATGGTACGAAGGTAAAGAAGATGAAAGTTCAAGTTCTATAGAAGAAAAAAGATCTAAAACCTTAATTGGAAGAATTGAATCTACAAAAAATGGTGATAAACTGTCTTCATTTCAACATCAGTTTGTTTATCTAATGAACAAACACTATACAGAAATGAAAATGATTTTGATTGACAAGTCTAAAGATGAAAATCTAAAGGTGTATGATACTAATTCTTTATCAGCCAAAAGAGCATTGGTTAACGAATGGCATAATAATATTAAAACTTCTAATCTTGTAACTTATACTAATGATAGAGAATATGTTTTTGTTAAAGAAGAAGCTCAAAAATTACTAGATGAATTTAAAAGTTTATTTAAAACACCTAGTAGTAGAGAGATTAATTCATTATTTAATGAAGATATAGAATCTTTAGAAGAAGGAACTTTTGAAATCAAGGGTAAACGTTTCATGGAATTAAAAAAAGCCATGAAGAATAGTAATTCAGATAGATATCTTATTAATGCCAGAGGTAATAAAAATTTCTTAGCTGTTAGAAATGATAATAATACTGTTACATTAAGTAGAGTCGAAGGAACACATGATATTGATAGTGTTCATGAATGGACTAAGAAATTTGGTATTCCACTTTCTAAAGAATATATACAAGAATTATTCAACAAAGGTGTAACAACTTATGATAAGAAGTCTAGAAAAAAGGTAAATAAAAAGTTTAAGGAATTATTTAATTATAATACTAAAGCAAATTCTTATGGTGGTATTTTTGGTTATTTAGCTTTAGAACTTGAAAAAATAGTTGCTTCTGAGAAACCTATGTTTTTTGGTATTGGAAAAGATATATCTTTAAATAACTATTTAATTTTAAAAACAGCTCAGGAAGAAGCTAAGTATACTCCTGCTAAAATTATTACATCTTGGAGAGATGGTAAAAAAACTATTTATGGTTACACAGCTACGAATTTTATAACTGATAGAGTTAGAGGTTTGAAAAATGGTAATTCTATCAAGATGTTAAGAAAAGCATCATTTAATAGTCAGTCTGAAATACTAAATAAGCTTGAAAATAATTCTTCATTTAGAAAAGCTTTTAATTCATTTATTCCGGGTAAAACATTACTTAAACAGATTGGTTCTAAACCATTTGGAGAAAATGATTTATCGAGTCTTTCTGATGGTGATCATGAATATGCTAAGATCGGATTTTTCCAAAGTGTTCAGGGTAAAGAACTTAATTCTCCAATTAAAGTTACTGTAGATGATAGTACTATCAAGTTACCTACAAGAATGACTAATATGTTTGGACTTACTATGTCTGATAAAACAGCTATGGAAATTTTTAATACATTAGCTTTAGATTTACATGACATTGATTTTGACATTGATGAAAATAATATCAGTATTAAAGAACATATAGCAGAATTTCTTTATCAACAAGTAGTAAAACCTGAATTACTTAGAGTTGATGAATTCTTTAGAGCACCAAAATATAATATTAAAGGTTACAATGGTGGACAATTTTATTTAGTTCCATCTATTAACAAGTTAGAATTTGAATATGATGGTAAGACTCATGTTCTAATTGACTATTTAAAAGATAACAAGTTAACAGAAGATGTAGAAAAAGTTATTCAACCATTAATACGTTCTGAAGTTAAAAGATTAGTTTCTCATTTAGTAGAAAAAAAATTAGATTCTTGGAAAGCCACAAACATCATTGAGGATAAAGATCATAATTTAAACAAGAAATATCTTGAAAAGTTTAGAGATAAAAAAGTTGAACTTGCAACATTTGATTATGTTATAAATTATATGTGGCATAATGCAGAAATGTTTAAACTTTTTGCTGGTGATCCTGCTAATTACTTCAAATTAGATAGTAAAAATTTAAAACAAAAATCAGTAATTGATTGGACTTCTGAAGATTATATTAAAGCATCCAAAGAAACATTTATTAATGTTGGTAAGAGACTTGCTTTACTAAGTGCTCCCGGAAATAAATTATCAAATAGTGAAGGTGATTCATATATCCAATTATTTATTGAAGACAATGAATCAAAAGCTTATATGTATGAAAAACTAAAAGAAGAATTTGGTGATGAAATAGCTAAGCATTACTTATCAGCTAATGAGACTGATGCTCAGGAATATACTACATGGGAAGAACATCTTGATATTCTTACTCGAATGGGAAGAATGCAAGATTCTCTAATAGATATTACTGTTGATGATATTGAAATAGCTCGTACTATATTTAGTAAAGTAAAAGATTTATCAAAACTTTCTGTTAGAGAAAGATCTGCACTTACTAAAGTATTACAACCTATCAAACCAGTATATACTGGACAAATGTATGATAGTAAACATGATATAGTAAGAACTGTTTATGTAAAATCTTCTAGTTTTCCATTAATTCCACAACTTACAAAAGGAATGGAACTTGATAAGTTAAGAGAATTGATGACTCATATTCAAGAAACTAAAGGTATGAAAGTTAGAGCTTCTTACCAATCTGCTAATAAAGTTGGAGCTGTTAAAAATCCTATTAATCTTGTTGATATAAACAGTGAGGAATATAGATTTAATGATATTTTAGGAAGTATCAAAGATAATCAAGAAGCATTGGATAAATTACTTAGTGACAGTTCATTAGTACTTAACAGAGATAATTTTAGAATCCAGCAAGATGTTCCTTACAAATCTGCTAAAAATAAACATGAAATTACTCAAGGTACACAGCTAGCTAAGTTAATATTAGGAGATGGTGTATTAGAGCTTACTGATTTTGAAAATGGTAGAGATGGTAAACAAATCTATACAGCTTATAAAGAAATCTATAATGACATTTATGAAAATAGATTGGCATTATTAAATCTAGATTTCAGTACTGTAGAATCATTACAAGAAGTACTTTATGCTGAAGCTGATGAAAGAGGTTATACATCACAAGATAAAAAATATCTTGAATTAGATAATGGTGGTAACTTTAAAATTTCACCTGCTTATGCTCCTAATGCTGATAAATTTGAAGCATTACTTCAATCTATTATTAATAAGAGAGTAATAAAGCTTAAAATACCTGGTTATTCATTCGTAGTAGGATCAGAAGCTGGTATTGTAACTAAAACAATAGATGAGTTAAAAGATAACGATAAAAATAACATTGTATGGATAGACGAACCTATCACAGGAAGAAAACTTGATTCTCATGAAATATTAATTCCTTCTAAATTAGTTCATCCAAGAACAGGTAAGTTAATTGATTTATTAAATGATGGATATGCTGAAATAGCAAAAAATTCTAATGGTAAAACTTATTGGAAGTTAAATAAAGAAATGGTAGATGAAGATTTATTAAAAGTAATATCATTTCGTATTCCAACATCAAAACATAGCTCTATGTCACTTGATAAAATTGTTGGATTTTTACCAGTTGAGTCTGGTGATCTTATGATTGTGTCAAGTGCTAAAACAATTATGAAAGGACTTGATTTTGATGTTGATAAAGAAAATACTTATTCATTTTATACTGACTTTGATGAAAATGAAGTATTAAAACCTGTTCATAAGATTGCATCTTACAATAAAGAAAAACTATTGGAAGAATTACAATCTGAAAAAGATAATGATAAGATTAAAGAGATAAGAGAAAAATTACACAAAGTAAACATTAATGAACTCATTAGTATACAAAGAGAAGTTCTTAATCATCCTAAAGTTCATGAAAAAACACTTGAAGTTCTTGATACTAATGATATAGAAACTCAGGCTAATATATTTGATGAATTAATAAATAAAGATGATTCTAACTTTACACCATTGTCTGACGAGTATCAGAAACAAAAAATGTTGACAGGTGCTTCTGGTAAGTTAGGTACTGCTATTTACTCGAATGATGTTACATTCAATAGTATTATTCAGCAATTGTACTTAGATAATCCTGATTCAACTATTTATAGAGCTTTAGGACACATAAACATTGGTGGTATCGCAAGTAATCAATATCTTGGTGCTTTATATAGTGTAAATGGAGAAAGAACTATTACTGATATCTTATCTGAAAGACAAAATGCTTCTGTAGATAATGAAAAATTACAGGTTTTAGGAAAACTTAATCTTAATCAATATACTATGGCTACTGACCGAGCACTTATATTTTTAGGATTAGACAAAGGTGAAAAAGTAGTACATAATGGAAAAACAATAGATAACATTTCATTCTTTATACTTAACCAACCTATCATTAGAGAATTCGTATTTGAAATGGAGAAAGCATCTTCTCAATTAGGAGGATGGAGTTCTGATGTTCAGTCAGAAGTTGTAAATAATTTAAACATAAGATATACAGTTGATGAGAAAGATGTAAAATATAAAAGTGAAGATTTAACTAATTCCATATTGTATAAAGAACTATCTGAGAAACCTACAAATGCTATTCAATTGGCTGTATTAGATACATTCTTGGAATTAAAGAAAATTGGTGAAGATATTTCTGTATTAGAAGGAAGAATTAATCTTGATAGTAAAGGATTAGGTAAATCCTTATTTGATACAATTAATTCTACAGATAAGTTTTATAAATTAAAAAAACTATCAGAAAATGATGAATTTTCATTTACTAATGTTGAAAGATTATATCAGACTATTCAAGCTAACATAACAGATATTGGTTTAAAAGCGTCAAGTAAATGGTTAAAACATTATCCTTATCAGACTGAATTCCTTCTTGATACAGTTGCTGATTTAGAACAGATATTATATCCTTTTGAGGATGATACTAGAAATTTATCTACTGAAAGAAAACAAGAATTATTTAAAGAATTCAAAAAGTTTTTAAATAGTGGTAGTACTTCTTTGTTTATAGAAAAAGATGTTAATAAAGAAAGATATAGATTGAGTGTTGATAAGAATGAAAAAGTATCTTTAGCAAAATATTTAAGAGATTTAATAGAAAGTGATAAATATTCATCAATTAATAAAAATAAATTACTAACTGCTTTAAATTTTGAAATAGAAACTAATGGTAATTATTCATTAATAAAATTTGATAATGCTTCAGGTGAAGCTTTTGGAGAAGATACTCTTAAAAATGCTTTTGTTGAACTATTATCTGTAGATATTGAATTACCTGATTTTAACGGTATGAAATATTCTACAAATAAATTAGCACAAGATCTTATTTCTTACTCTTTCTTAGAAGGTGGTATTCAAGAAGCTACTCAATTTGTTAAATTTATACCATTTACCTATTTGGAACAATCTGGATATATTGATCATATCAACTATATTGATAGTAGATTGAGAAATTCAGATAATGTAGATGAATTTTTTGAAGTACTAGGTGAGAATAAAATAAATAAATTTATTAGACAATATATTCGTCATAATCCAGAAATATTACCTAAGATCAAAGTTGATGATAGTCAACTAAGAGATTTAAGAAATAATATTTCTATTCAAATACCTTATGATAAAATACCAGAGAATGCTACTTACATAGCCGTATATGATAAAAATATAAAGTCAGAAAAGAAAAAGCATCATTTATTATATGTTAATTATGAAAGAAGTACTTTAGATCCTATTAGTCAATTAGGTAGTCAATTTATGAGTGAATATGATATGAATAGTGAAGTGTTAGATCCACAATCAGTAATTAGACATTCTGGTGATCTAACAGAAAGTGATACTGTTAATGTTGTATTTGAAAATGATGATTGGAGATTGTTATCTAATTTTGCTTATAGTCCAATTAAAGATCCAAAATTGAAAGGTACAGAATTCAAATCAGTCGAACAGGCTTTTCAATATCATAAAGCTATTATAGCATTAAAACAAGCTAAACTTGCTGGTAATCAAGAGGTAATAGAACTTATTAAAAAAGTTGGTAGTCAAATTATAAACGAAAGTAATGGTTATAAACTAAAATCTCTTGGAAAAGAAATTGTATTTATCAATATAAAAGAATGGGATGAAAAGAAAGTTGATATCATGAGACATCTTCTTAAATTGAAATTTGATACAAATGGGTTTGCTAAGAAGAAGTTACTTGAAACTGGTAGTGCTATTATTACTCATGAACTGAAAAATAAAGATGAATGGACAAAAGAATTTCCTAAATTACTAACAGAACTTAGAGATATTTATAAAGGAAAAAGTATTCCAGTCAAAGATGACAGTAAAACATCTAATGTTAGTTCTGGTATTGAATACAAAATAGTACTATTCAATAGTAAGAATGTTAATGAAGTACTTGATCATATTGTCAATGATAATAAAGTAGAAAGAGGTTTAATTGAATTAGCTAAATGGTTAAAGACAATAAAAAATCAACCTAATGTAAAATTTTCAACAGAAGAAGGATATGGTGCTACTTATGACGATAATACTAAAACCATATCTATAGGAAGAGATCTTTTAGACTTAACAGATGATACTTTCATTCCTAATACAATTGATTTGACTTTACAAAATAATATTGCCAGATTAATTCTTCATGAATATATTCATGCTATTACGATACCTGAATTAAAAAAATATGAGAATAATTATGAAAATGCTCCTACATATGTTAAAAATCTATTAAGTGTATTTGAAAAAGCTCAAAAATTAGCTGATCCTGAACTGATGGAGTCTATGAAGAAAAAAATAGATAATAAACGTAGAAATAAACCTTCAGAAAAGTTTATAAATGAAGAACTTATAGAGTATGGATTGGTTGATAAATTTGAATTTATTACTGAGCTTCTTACTAATAAGAAATTTATGGAAAAACTTAATGTTGTTCCAGAAGGTACATCATTCTTAACAAACTTAAAAGATTTCTTCAAATCTATACTTGAAGCATTTGGTATAAGAGTTAAAAATAATAGTCTACTTGAAGAAGGTGTAGAAGCTATTACTCAACTAATAGAAAATGCTAATTTCACTACAGAAAATGTATTACCTTGGAAAGCTGAAGTTGATAAAAAACAGCAAATAGATCAAAACTATTCTGTAACTAATCGTGACTTTTCTAGTACACAGAGTGAAATTGATCAATTAAAATCTACATTTAAAGATGCAGATGGAAAAACAATATGTTAAAATATGGACTGTAATTTAATACCTACAGTAGAAATTGAGGGTGCTAAAGTTCCTAGTGCCCTCTTTACTACTTTACAACAATATAGTAACAATAGAGAGGAAGCAAAGAATCTTTATTTGTATACTAAAACTAAAGAATTCCAATCTTGGAACCCAAAATTAGATAATTTTGGAGAAGCCATCGTTGAATATTATAACGAAGAACCTGTTTTTATAAATATTAATGATGAAGTAAAACCGTTATTTGAAAAATATTATTCTCCAGATGTAATTAGAGTTACTGCTGAACAGTATGAACAAGCTACAGGTGATTTTTTATTTGGAGAAATTCCTAAGAAACAATTTTCTAAACTTCTACAACAAAAACAGAATGTAGCTAAAAGTCTTCATCAAATAATTAATTTATCAAAAGCTGACACACCTAAAGAAATTACCAAAGTAGAAACTGCTAAAAGACTACTGTATGGTACTAAAAATGAAAAAGGTCTAGAAAGAGAAATAGCAGAGTTGACTTCAGATATCGAAGTTAAGAATGTTATTGATTATGCTACTCATACATTAAATCAAATTAGATCTCTAGTTGATGTTGGTGATTTTGATTCAGATACATTAGCATTAGAATTAGCCAACTTTCTAGAAAGAGCTGGTTCATTTATTGATATGAGTCAGAATCCTTTGTTTGAAGAAGATGAACTTGCAAACATGAATGAACAAGAAAAAAGTATTCTAGCAGATTTAGCTTTTCAAGCTTCTAATATAGTAAGTAGTGTGAAAATACAAAGTGCTAAAAACATTTATGAAAGAATTATAGATGACCCTACTATATCAAAAAAGATTGATAAGAAAAAACTTACAGAAGATTATGTATTTTCTTCAAGTGGACTTAAAGATATTAGTTTATTTGATGAATATCTCATAGACCCTGCTAGTATTACTTTTGGAGAAACTAGTCCTTTAGGTCAAGTAATGAAGATTACTCTTGAAAATGCTTTTAATAGATCTAGAGGTGAAGTTAATTTTTTTGAAGAAAGATTAAATAATTTATTACCAACAGTAGAAAAAACTATCAGTTCATTAGAAGATGGAAAATACCAACTAGGATCTATGGGTATTCAAAGTAAAGGTGTTGTTTGGGATATATTTTATGAAACAGACGATAATGGTAAAAAAACAGGTAATTTAGTAAACAGATATTCTAGTAAATGGTTTGACGAATTCAAACACAATCAGTATTTAACCAATAAAAAAATAATGAACATTTGGTCTACTGATGGTACTAATAAATCTGGTAGAGTTAATGCAGCTTTAAATGAACAAAGAAAATGGATAAAAAATAATTCTATCATTCTCGATTTTACAGCTGTATCACAGATAATGGAGTATATTAATAATCATCCTGTTCTTAAAGAATTAAATATTCAAGCTGCTGAAGAAGAAGTTAATAAAGATACACTGAATATTACTGATAAACATTTTGAAGAGATTGTAGAAGAACAGATAAAATTATTAGAAGAATATGCTAATAAATATGATGCTGTTTTGAAAGCTGAACTCATTAAAGAAGAAGTAGAATCATTTGATGATCTGTCAAGAGAAGGAAAAACTGCTATCCAAGAGTGGATTCTAAAATATTCACCAATGAATGGTTATTCGAATTTTGTATTAGATACAGCAGCAGAACTTGAAAAAGTTGAAAGTGATGAAAAATCATATGTAGTATTTAATACATTTGATTATAATGTCAAAATACCAAGAAAGATAAAAAGTAGATTAGAAACAAGAAATGGAAAATCAGTTGAAATTAAAAAAGAAACCAACTATTACAATGATAAATTTAACTTGATTGAACAACACGATGACTTGTATCAATTTAGAAATTTAGCAAATGAGATTTTAACTTATGTAAATTCAGCTTTACCAACAAGTGCTAAACATACATTATCTCATAATGCTATTCCATTACTACATAAGAATCTTAGTGAGATAATGTTTGATCCTAAAATAGATTTTTTTGCTAAATTAACTAATATTAGAAGATATTTGTATGATTATTTAAGAAAAATGCTAACTATTGATGAACCTGACAGTGTAACGAAATCTACTCTGAATCCTTTAACAGGTGAACCTGAAAAAAGAGTTAATGATTCATTTTTAAGATCAAACAAGAAAGATATTAGTATTAGATTTAATGTTGAAAAAGCTAAATTCAATTCACTATCAGATAATACCTCAGTGGTAATAAAAGATAGATATACTGTAGCATTTTATGAAACTTTGTCTCAAGAACAATTAACAATGTTGAGAGATCGCTTGAATTTCAATTTTAAAAATAAAAATGAACTTTATGAAAGATTAGGATTAGAAGTAAAAGAAAAAATTCCAGTTGGGAAAATACTTTATAATTATTCAACTGATTATATTATAGACAATAGAAGTTATAATCTTCACAAATCATTATTACTATTTACTCAAGCTGCTGCTGATTATAAGGCTAGATCTGAAGTCAAGCCATTTATTGATGTAGTTATGGAAAAATTTAAAGAAATTAAAAAAATTGAAACAGGCAGGACAAATGAAGAAAAAATAAATGAATCTATATCTGGTACAAATATTATTGCTCATGGGTCTCGTAAAAAAGATGTATCAAGATATGAATCTTGGTATGATAGAGTTGTATTAGGAAATTATCAAGGTAAAGATGTTGGTGTTACAGATAAAAAAATTTATTCTCATGAAGAGAAGTTACTTTTAAAAGAGTTAAATAATTTAGAAGGAGATGATATTGAAATTCTTAAAAAACAAATAGGAACAAATCTAACAGCCACTAGATTTTGGCAAGCTCTCCTTACTTTTATAAGAATGAAAGCTTTAGGTTGGAACTTACCAGCTTCTTTAACTAACCTGATGGAAGGTCAGATTTCTAATGAATTGTTAGCACAAACAGAAGAATTTTTTAGTCTTGATAATTGGTATAAAGCTACAAACATCTATGCGTATGGATCAAAAGAAGATAAAAAGAAGATGAAAGTTCTTATGAACAAGTTTGATATTCTTCAAGATTCTAGTAATATGTTCCAAAAAGCTGAAATTAAATCAGCTTTAAGTAAATTAAATAAGTTAAGTCCATTTCAATTTACAAGAACTGTAGAATGGTTTAACCAATCACCTTTAATGGTAGCTCTTTTAATGGAAGAAAAAATTAAAGATTCAGAAGGTAACGAAGTTTCTTTATGGAATGCTTTTGATGAAAATGGTCACTTAAAAAAGGGGTTCAGCCAAGGTGAATTTGGAGAACAAAATATTCAAAATTGGGAAAAACTTGATGGACCTGATTATAATAACTATAAGAATAAACAGATTAAAGTTATTGTAAAACATCATGGTGACTATGATGCTAATAGAGGTATCAAAATAAAAGAAACTTATACTGGTAAATCATTACTTATGTTTAAAGGTTGGTTACCAATGTATATTAATAAATTTTTTGCTGATCAACATCTGGATTTTGAAACTGGTAAAACAATTAAAGGATATTATCGTTCACAAACAAGATCTTCTGGAAGTTTATCAGGATTTCTTATTGGTATGACAGTAGGTGGTTTACCTATGGGAGCATTTTTAGGATTAGCTGGTTATGGGCTAGGTGTTTTAAATAAAGTTGATTCAGATACAAATTATTTTCAAACTCTACTAATAGATAGTAAATCATTAGTTAAAAAATTATATGGTATTCCTTTAAATAGATTAGCTGGTAAAAAAATTGCTAATACATCTACATATCAAGAATATAAAGATTTAGGTTTTACAGAATTAGATGCTAGAAACTTACAAGCTAATTTATCACAAATGAGTGTTTTACTTACATTTGTGTTAATGTCTATGATAGTCAAAGCTGCTTTATGGGATGATGAAGATGATAAAGACAGCAGTAGAAGAAAAGCTCATAACTTACTGATGAACAAATTAGGAAATCTTATTGGTCAAATAACAATGTATACACAACCTCAAGATTTTTGGAATGACATGGTTGTTCAGAATGGTGTTATTAAAACGATAAGTGATGTTTTTGATGTAGCTGGTGATGTTAGCGGATATATACAAGGTATAGATACATATTCTGGAGGTTATAGATCAGGAGAATCAAAATTAGCTACTTCATTCTCAAGAGCGTTCTTACCAGTACCAGCCAAAATGATTATCAATCAAGACTTCTCATTCGGTTTTGATGCTTATATGAAAAGACAATTTGAAACAAATTGGATTGATTATGAATTTTCTCCAAGAGAAGAAAAACTTAAAGAAATAGCCAGAAGCAAAAGATCAAAAAGAAGAAAAGAATTATTAGATGAAGGTTTAACACCAAAAGAAGCTAATAAAATTCTTCGAAAAGAAGGCTTATACGATTAATGGTACAGAAAAAAAATAGCGGAGCCTAAATGACTCCGCTAATCTATTTAATGAGATCCGGTACTACCAAATCCATTTTCACCCCTTTCGTAAGATTCACTAAATTTTTCTACTACTTCAAACTGTGCTCTATATACTGGAGCAAGTACAGCTTGTGCTATTCGTTCTCCTTTTTTAACTGATTGTATAAAATTTCCTATATTATAAAGAATTACTTTTATTTCTCCATGATAATCAGCATCTATAGTACCAAAACTAGCAACTAATCCTTTTTTTAAAGCCAATCCACTACGAGGTCTAATCTGTAATTCATACCCATCAGGGATATTACACATTAATCCTGTTCCGAACAGGATCTTAGAGTGTGGTGGTATATATACAACTGATGTTGTTTTTTTAAATAGATCTACACCTTCACGAGACATATCAATTGCCGTATAAGCGCATAAATCCATACCTGAAGCATGTGAAGATTTATACTCAGGTTCTGGATACTTTAGATCTATTCGTTCTACTTTTATATTTTTCATTTTTTCTTTTTTTTATAAAATTTTCTTTAAGACTATAAATTTGTTTCAAATCCGTCATATCTAACAGCGGACTTTTACTCATACCATCAAAGAATTTATCAAGTGAAGCTTCTAATCCGACATCTGTAATATTACAATGGAATCTCAATTTCTGAAAGTTCATTGGATCTTCAGGTTGAAAAATAAGAGGATCTCTTTTGATTCTCTTATCAACATATTTCCAGTTATTAGCTGGGGTTTTATAAAACACGATAATTCTTTTCATACTAATAAGAACTTTTTAATATTTTTAATTACATCCGGAATAACCACACGAATAACATATTGTACATCCATTTTCATGAACAAGTTGATTACCACAATTAGGACAAGCTTCAATAGCTTTTTCCCCATCTGGTATATACTTTTTAAGTACTCTAGAAATAGCACTCATAAAATCATTCAATCCATTACTCATCTTCTTACACTGATGAATAACAAATTTAATGTCGGCGCCATGTCTTAACAACATTGAGGCTAAAACAGTTATAATTTTTTCATTAGGAGTAGTATCAGCGATGTTTTCAATACTTACTTCATCACTTTCAAATTTATATACCCCTTTTTTAACTTTAACTGTATATCCACTAATGTCTCTTTTTATATTAGGGTTAACAATAGCAAATACTTCATATGGCTTACCATTTAAAAGACCAACTATAATACCATAGTATATGGATTGGACTTTTACGATTGAATAATGAGCTTCTAATTTTTTAGGTCTTTTAGGAGCATCATTTTTTGGTATAACTTCAGTAACTTTTTCTTTATTTAGATTTGAGATGATGTTATTACGACTACCATCTCTATAGCTTTTTATCTACTACTTTCATAATAGTTTGGACTATACCATAATCCTTGTCAGGATTCTTCCATTATAGTCTCTGAACGTCTCGTAATCCATTTATAATCATAACATTCTATTGGACAGTCTCCAATATAATCAAGAAGTAAAATTAAACCTTTATTTCCTAAATGGTACGCGCCACCTTTTTTATAAGAATAAAACTTTACTTGATTACCAGTAATTTTTTGAAGTTGTTTTAACACATACTCATTATAATGTTTACAAGATATTTGTCCTCTGTTATTCCAACTTTTACTTTGTTTGGAACTAGAACCATCCCCAATATACCACCAAAGTAGCATAGTAGGTGTTAAATTAATATCAGGTAAAATTTTTCTAAATTGTTTTTGTGTTATCATTATTTCTTTTGGATAAAATAAATTATAAATATCCATAAATTCTGGTCTTGTTTCTGTTTGAAAAGTATAAGCATTTACTCCTTTATATATTTCAGAACATTTAATTCCTTCGTTTAAAAAGAAAGGTATAATATATTCTAAAACTTCTCTATGTTTATCAGTATAAATAAAATGGGGGTATTTGCCTTTTATAGCTAATCTCATCCCACCATCTCCTAAAATCATACCTAATATCATTTCTTTTAAACTATTAGAAATATTAATAGGTTCTTTATAAAAAAAATCTCTTACAGATTCTTTTACATTTCTAATCTTTGTACCAGATTTTGCTATTTTATAACGAATCTGTCCAATGTTTTTATTATACTTTTGTGAAAGTTTATTCATACTTTCACCTTGCTTATATTCTTCTATGATTATATCCCATAGATTAGGATTTCGCTGCTGATTATCCATTTATACAATTTAAAAAGGTTTAACAATAATATTATACAAAGGTATAACAAAATTATTAAAATTCCAAATAAAATTGTATTTATTTTCATTATTTTAAAACATTCACACTTATCATCTCTGATTATGTTGTAGTTAATGAAACTTTAGGAAGTTCCAGCAATTTAGAAAGTTTTCATCTATATATTACTATATAGAGCCGCCTATATGTTAACGGTAATACCTTTAAGTTTATAATTCCATGCATCTAGATAGATTCGTGATACAACTTCTTTTGGTATATCTGATGGAAGATTTATGGTCGAACTTATGGAATGTGATGTAAATTCTTGTAGAATACTTTGCATTTTAATTCTAAACTCCCAATCAATTTCTTCAGCTTCAACCCAAGGAAGCTCTTTTTTATGAAGTTTGGTAATACTTTCATCATCTGTATCAATACCTTTAACTTTACAATAGTCATAAACTCTTGGGTGTATAGTACTATATTTTTTAAATTTTTGACCATCTTTGTCTATATAATCATAATCTTCTGTTTTGTCTTCTACTTTAACAGATCTAGTACTAAACATAGAATAAATAGGTTCCATTCCACTACTTACACCATGTTCAAGAGACTTACTACCTGTAGGAGCAATTGTACTCCACGATACATGTCTTCTACCGAACTTGCTCATTCTTTTCCATTGTTCAGGATACTCTGATTCTATAAATTCATAAAATGAATTACCTCCTTGTTCAAGATTAATATCAAATCCTTTAAATGGTCCAAATCTGATTGACAAATCAATAGTTGAATCAAGTTCAGCTCTCATTTTAATTTTCATGATAGCTTTAGCATTCATTAATCCATTCTCAGAATCATATCTGATGTTAAGAGCTGCTAAAACATCAGCTAATCCCATAATACCTAATCCAATTCTTCTACTATTAACAACATTTCTTCTAATAGTATTCCACAGATTAAATTCTTCCAGTTCAAATTGTTGTGAAACAGTAATATGTCTAATAATCCTATCAATTGCTTCGATTTCTAGATCAACTAGAATATCCATTAAAATAATGGATTCATAAACATATTGATAAAATTTATCACCATCAAATACTGCATTTTCCGTAAAAGGATTTTCCACAAAATTATAAAGATTCATATGACCGAGAATACAGCTAGCATACGGTTGAAACCATATCTCACTACAAGGATTACATACTGAACCTTTATACTCTTTGTATACACTATCAGGTGCATAATTATTATGATTGTCACTAAAGACAATTCCAGGTTCAGCTACACTATGAGCAGCATCAATGATTTTATCCCATAATACTCTAGCTTTTACTTTTGATGAATATTCATCATTATCACCAAAATACAATTCATAATCTTCATCATTGATTACTGCCTCCATAAAATCATCAGTAATATCAATTGATAAATTAGCACCTGTTAGTTTAGTTAAATCCTTTTTGACTTCAATAAATTTCTCAATATCAGGATGATGAATATTAAGAAGTACCATCAACGCCTAAGGTTTAAATACCTTATTAGACTATATCTTCAGATAAGACTAAGTTCTTATCCACCTATGCGCTTCCAAACAATGAATTTCACATTGAATGTACTTTACTCGGTTACTCACCATTAACTGTAATGGTTGTCCTTTCAATAGTCGTTACACTTTCATTAGTATATTCAAAATATAAACCTTGCCTTTTACTTTTTGTAATAGAATTTGGTCATTAATATACTAATGCTTAGCACGGTATTATTATATATTCGGCAAATATATAGTTTCCACCGTTAGCCCTTATAAAGGACACCCTATATTTATAGGTTCACATAGTTTTGAGGCACATTTTGTTTACCTCTTCGTCCATTCTGAGCTACTTCATTTGTAGTACGACTATATCTCTCAGCAAATGAAATTACTCCCGTAGATGTCTTAGCAGCATTGTTTACTGTTGCTCCTTCTGGTCTTAGTGTTGATAGATTAATACCAACACCACCTCTTCTTTTCATAATATTAGCCAATTCAGCATCTTTCTCGATAATACCAACATAACTATCTCTAGGAGAGGCTATACCATAACAGTTACTTAGACTACCAATCTGTTTAGTTCCTATTAAAGCTGTAGGACTGCCAGCATAAGTAAAAAGTTTTTCTTTAAATATACTACTCAATTGATCGAAAGATAACTCTTTTCTTTTTTGTCCATATTCAGATAAATCATTCTTATCATGAATAACTTCTTTATGTGTTCGTTGACTCATAATTCTTATAATTTCAGATACTATTGTATCATATCTATCATAAACAGAATTTTCATCTTTATCTTTATACTTTTTATTCCATATTAATTCTCCGAGAGGATTATTATCAAAGTAATTATTCATTTATTTAATTATTCATAAGTTTTTTATGTGAAACTTATAAGTTTCACATATTATGTTTATTCTATTAATCTATAGAATAGTTGTTGAATCAACAATCATTTTATATTTTACTAACTCAAATAGATAAAATTCTTTATAATATGAAAATGAACCATAACAAAGACTTAAAGATGACGTAGCATGACGTCTCTTTTTAAATAATTTTCCATCTTGCTCATTTTGAGTCCAATTTCCACTACCATTATACCATAGATTAGTTATAATATTTCTTATTCTGAATGCTTCCATACCTTTATTTGTTTATTATTCACCAATTTCCACTTATTCAAATCAATCGGAGTAGAAAAATTAAAAATTTTCATATTAATTCTTGTTTTACAAATTGGTTTTGTAAATCTATCATCAGATCTCTCATTTGTGGATGTGCTGCTTTATCACATCTTAATTCAAATATATGTTTCCATTCTTCAATGGTAGCTTTTACTACTATTTCTGTTTTAAGAGCATTAGGAAGTATTTCTCTAGCTTGTTCTGGTTTCCAATTAAAATTTCTCAAATGTTTATAGTTCATTTCAGTATAAAACAATTGCTCACAAAATAAGTTAGAGGAATCCCATACATTTTTAGAATTATCATACCAAGGTGGTTCTATAAATTCAATATCACCTTTTTCATCACAATATCTTGTAGATTTTTGAGCAAAACTACACAATCTATGTCTAACTAGTTCATGCGTCACTCCACGATTAGTTATAAATTTAACTGTAACTTTCTTCTTTTCCTCAATGTCTCCTGTAAATCCTGATATTTCTCTATTACATTTTAATATTTTTCTATCACCTGTAATAATTTTAGATAAATTAAAAATAAAAGCATTATAAAAAGATATTGCAACTTCTGATTCTTCTTCAATATTATCACTTTCAAGATACTCTATAATTTCTAATCCTGCTCTTGGATTAATTATCACTATAATACCATTATGACAATCATGTGATAAAAAATCTATACTATGAAAACAAGATAGATGAAGAAATCGAACAAAAAAATAATGAGCTTCTAAATCATCTAAATAAAGTATAATATCTTTACCAAATTCTAACATCGCATAGTGCTTTCTTTTGATGAGATTTTCTACCAACTTAATAGCAGAACTATCATCTTCAGTAATTTTATCTTCACTTTTATAACATACTCTAGCGGCTCTTTCTATATCTTTAAGAGAGCCTTGTGATTCCCATATTTCAGAAGATTGTTTTACTAACTCCATATTTATTTATTTTTCATTTAACATTTCTAAGATTCTTTTAGATAATCTCTCCTCACCATCTTTAATGCCTTTTTCACAACCAATATAAAAGGCATCGTCGATGTTTCCACCACATATGCCATAAATATCTTCAAAATCAATATTATCAGATTCTTTTTCAACTATTGATTTTAGATATTTTTTTATTGATTTTATTTTATTATATAGTTCTAAATTTTCCTCTTTTAAACTATAGACATTTTCATATGTCATATCTTCAGGTGTTACTTCAATGTTACTCATATTTAATTCTCCTATTTTCTTTAATTTCATAAACAACAATTTCAACAGATTTATTTTTTAATATCAATATACCTTATAATCATATTGGTATATTTATCAATTTATCATTTTCAAATGCTTTAACTGGAGATATGAGACCACAAATATCAAATTGATATTTAAGTTTATAGTAGCTCTGAGATGTATCTACTTTGAATTTGATAATGTTACCATATCCATAGTTCTCGATTATCACAGGAAATCGGGTATGTGGTCTTTTGATACACACTGAATTAATAAGAGTAGATAGGATACTCATCCGTGATGAATCAAGGATCAATCTTTGATCAGATAATGCCTTATCACCCGGGATAACAGACCTCCAGTCAGGGAAAGGCTTATTATACTGACTGGTGAGATCATAAGCGTATTCCTGCTCATCAGATAGAAATTCTCCATATTTAGAAGCATAAGTAAATCTTATATGTTTATCATTTACTTCCTCAATCATAGTACGACGATTAGAGACATCTGGTAAAATACATGTTGGTATTGATAATGAAAAATCAAGATTTTGAAATGGAATTTTAGGAGTGATGACTACCAGTATATCCCCATTTGTGATAACAAACCCACCGATCTTATGATCATAATATGCACAATGTATAGAATTATTAATATTCTTACTAATTAGCCTAGATAATGAATATTTAGTAAACGGAATAAATATTTTACATTTCATAATAGTAATTAAATTTATTTGGTGGGATAGTCTTATCTAAATTAAAATTCTTTTTTTTGTAATAAAAATTCTCCATCTTTTATTTTCATATAAACAATTTTTGTTGGATTACTGTAACGTACATAAGCTCTACCACCATCAATGAAATTATCCTTGATCTTAATAAAATCATGACGATGTTGAGAATAATAATAGTCACCATCCTCTACAAGCATATAAAAATCAAGATCTTCTATATAATCAGCATTCGTTATATAAGCTTTTTTATCAAAAGTTGTTATACCAAAATACCTATTTCCGAATTTTTCATGTGGTGTATCTCGATAAAATATATCATAAGCATATGTAGTATTAGGGTCAATACTTGATGTACACACATATTTTATAGGTACACCATCTTTTTTAGTATAATGTTTCTCGATATCTTTTATATTGAGAATCGGATAATGTTTAATCATAATTTAACTTTTGTTATTTCATGTTCCCATATTACGATTTTACCTGATTTCATATGAAATACAGGATTAAAAAATTTTTTTACTACTATATCTGAATACAATCCATGTCGTTCTATCACTTCTCCATTTTCAATATAAAAACATGATTCTCCATTATAAGTAATATTTTCAATAGTATCTAGAACTCCTTCATTTGTTTCACTTTCTTGTACAAAAACTGTATCACCTATATTAAATTTAGTAGGTGACTTAACAATTTTTGTTTCTGCTGGGATTATTTTTTTATCTATCTTATCCCATACACCACTAAATAATTGACTAAGATTTTTATCTATTGGAGTACAATCCCTACAATCTTCTCCAACAAAATCAATCTCCCAAAAAGGTACTAATTCATTGTTTTTTGTTATAGCATATGGCATTGGGATATACCGGTCTTCATTATAATTAGGCATATTTGTATTATTTTAATTTAAATTTTTCATATTCCAATCAATATTTTTAATAGTCTTTGTTTTTTCAGATTTTAATTTTTCAATTAATTCTAACATACTCTTAATTCGAGATATAGCTAGTTCACCAATACTACGACAATCTCTAGTCTCTTTTGCTAAATCATCAAGATTCCTAAATTCCATACCCTCAAGTACATCTCGATAATTTTTAACAGCTCTTTTTAAATCTTTTTTTCTCATAATATTAATTTTGATATTCTACAATTGTCAAGTTTATATCTTGTAAGTATTTCTAAAGTTTTATTTAAAAGATTACTCATAAATATTTCCAATAACTTCGAGAGTACTGTTTAGTAATACTATATTTCTAACAATATAAGAATCACTGATAAAATCTTTAATTATTTTTATTCTTATTGGTCGTATTTGCTTTCCATTCTCTACCTCATAACCTTTCCATTCTACTATATCACCTTCATAAATTTCTTTATCATTTTTATCTTTTACTCCAAGATATTGCATTATCTCTACATTATCTATAGAAGTACACATGGTTGCTTTTGAACCATCTGAGGTAATAGATCGACTATCTGTAAGAATAATATCTGTCCATGTTCCCATGTTCAAACATATCACATCTTCCATAATACCAAGTGGTTTAACCCATGCACGAAATTTAATTTTTCTCATAAAATTAAATTTTAAATTAAAAAAAGGGGAGAATTAACTCCCCTATAATTACTATTAATCATCATCAGGTCTTATTTCAAAATTATTGATATCATCATATAGTTTATCAATATTTTCATAACATTCTTGTTTGACTTTATAATCATCATTATAAAATGATTTAGCATATTCTTTAACTTCTGCTGATCCATTTTCAACTAGTGAATAAACTACTTGTTCAAACAAAGCTTGTGATCTGATCATTGATTCATAAGAATCTTTTAATTTTTTAAGTTCAGTTAAAGTCTTCTTTTTATTCTTGACATAAGCCATTTCAACTTTAACATCAGCTAATACATCATTACTTTTTGCTTTTCGAAAAGCATCTGTAATATCTTTTAGTAGCTGTACTAATATAACTGAAATATTTTTACTTACTTTTTTTGTGTATTTTACTACTGGAATTTGATTTTTTTTCATTTTTTTCTTTTTTGTTTTCAATTTCAAGTTCTAATAAAAATATACCACAACATAAAAGATGAGCTAAATGATAATTATCTGATTCAGAATCAAATAGTTCACCTTTTCTATAAGCTTCAAGATGTCTCATTAAAGCCGCAATATATCTATCTTTCCAGTTTTCCACATATTTCCAATTATTAGGAGCATATTTTTTAGCTCCGAATGTTAGTATTTCAACTACTTTTTCAATTGAAAGTGGTGGTAATAAATCATATCTTAATTTTTCGTTATCAAATTTTTTTCCTTCCATTAGTTAATAAAATATGAGAGTTAAAATACTCCATGTGGTCAATTGGAAAGTCATATTCGTCAATCATCATGGTGTTAATAACATCATCATCAATAGAATAGTAAGACTTGATTCTGTTAATATATAATTCCTTAGCTGAATCATCTTTATTTATTACAGAGATAGCTTCTTTCCAATAGGAAATTCTTTTATCATAAATATTAGATAATTCTTTATTACATAATATTTTAGAATATCTAGAATTTTTAAATTCATTGAATGAAATTTGTATTTCTTCTGGAATACTGAATACTAACATATGATAACCATCAAACATATTGAAAGTATAATCATTTTCGTAAAAAGGTAAATCTCGACTCATGTCAAGAACAATATCCATTTTATCTTTCTTTGTTCTTAATACATCTATAAGTACAAACAAATGATTATCGTATGATTTAGTTAATAGCGCGTCTCCAATACCGTATGCAGCAAATTTAACTCTATTTTTAAATATAGAATCTAAATATATATTTCTATATTTTTCCCAAAAAATTGGTTTAAAATATTTCAAAGTCTTATTAACAAAAACTTTTCCATGTTCTAATTTCATATCCATTGATGTTTGTTAATGTAATCTCCACTATTAACAAATTTATCCCAATTAGAAATTAAATCCATTATTCCAATCTTTTCTTTAAATGTTATTTTTCGTGTATCTTGATTATCAAATGTTAATCCAGCTATAGCACATTCTTTAGCTCCATATAAAGTTTCATTAATTGTATCTTCTTTAACTCTATAAATCATAGGTTCACTTTCAGGATACCTTTTCGACATTACATGGAATTCAAAAGGACTAATTTCATAAGCAGGATATAACCGCTTTAATCCTTCAGTATAAAAAGCTGCTTGAATATTATATCCAAACTTCCAGAAACTTTGTGGAAAATTAATTACATCATCTTCCATAGTTTTAACATCAATCGGTGTTATAGTTCTATTATTAGTAACAAGAATATCAATCAAGGCTTTACATTCTTGACCTAACATAGTCCAATTAATATGTTTCTGACATTCAATTCTATCAAATGTTCCTCTTTTTGAAGAATGTGGTAAAGTAAGACCAGTATATACGTTATTATGGAATCTTTCAACAATAGAATCAACTACCATTGATTCTTCATAAGATAATATGATTTTTCCATCAGCTTCCTTTAACTGTTCATAAAATTCATGTCCTTGTTCTACAACTTTTTTAAATCTTGTTTCAGGTTTATAACTCTGAAATACGTCTATAACTTCACAAGCTTCATTAATTAAACCTGTGTCTGTATTACTTAGATTTAAACTTTTATCTATAAGATTGTTTTTCCCATATATATATCTACACAATTTCATGATATTTTCTGAAGGATAATCTTCGAAAGAAGAAACAAAAAATTCTTTATTAAAAACATCTATGTCCATTGTTAATTTTACATCAACAGCAGAGCCAATTTTATTATGCTTTTTTGTTTCTTCATACGATTCTTCTCTACTTAATTGTGCTTCATTAAAAGATGAAAAACAATAACATCTTTTTAAAAAAGATTGACTAATCGCAGGATCGTTATAATATTCTTCTATTCCTTCTATCGTATTAAAATGTACATTATTCATTATTTATAATTTTTACAAAATCATTTAAAGAGAGTATGACTAAAGTATCATATTCTTCACGTCTTTTTCCTTGACCAACATATTTTTTATGAATAATAACATTAGGATTATTCTTTACAACATGATCATCAGGAAGATTGTTATTTATTTTTTCTTTTATAGATTTTAATTCTTTTGAGTAGTTCAAACTTCTCTGTTTACCAGATTTCGCTTGAACATTATACGGTAAATTACTAAGATCAATACCACAAGAGTCTAACAATTTACTTTCTTCCCTCGTGGTACGACAATGAGTAAAACCTAAAGAACGAAAGAGAGCTGCTAACTCTCTTTCTAATCTATGACCTAAGTTTCTTTCCTTATTTCCCATTAAAATATATCATATGTATTAGATTGAGAAATATCTGATTCCTCGATTTCAATTTTTTCAACTGCTTCTTTTGTTTCCGTTTTTACTTCTAAACAGTCATCTAATTTTTGATAAAGCCTATTTCTATTAAGGACATCTTCCTTAGTTATAATATTAAAATTTGAAAGGATATCATTGGTATAATAAATGTCTATACCATCCTCTTTATATTTTTTAACAATTGAATTACATGTTTTATACAATCCACCATCTACTTGTCGATCAACAAGTAACACAAACATATATGGCTCGATATTATTATAAATCAATTGTTGAATATATTCACTTTTTATACACAACATGTATAAAAATTTTATAGGATCATTAAGATCATTACCTTGATAAAGCATGTGATCATTAAAAAAATATTGTGTACCTAAAGAACTAAATTTTCCTATTACTGGGTAATGTCCATAAAAATTAGGATCATTCATACGCTCAATATATCTAGTCTTAGGTAAAGAATTAAAGCTTCTTTCTATAAATAAATTACCAAAAGCTTTTTTACAATCATCACTAATTTCAGAATAATAAAGAACGTTAAAAGGAAAAAAAGTATTTATCTCACTATTGAAAAATATATCATAGTCAATATCAATATAACTACGACTTGCCATTGAATCGTTATATGCTCCTTTTTTGGCATTTTCTCTGAATGTACTATTAAGACTATATATCATGTAAATCCTCCCTTTTAAACATGCACATCGGTATCATGAATTCTGTAAAATATGGAATATCACATAAAGATCCATCTACAGTCATATTAGTCAAATGATTAGTGTATATACCAGTCATAAGACCTGCAATCATCATAGCCATATGAGTAGTTTGTTTAAAGGTACACCTTTCTTCTTCAACTTCACTATCGTCAAATAAATGATTTTCTTTATAATCATTACATCTGGTGATATCATCACCAGTCATAGAAAATATTTGAAATTGTTCAGCAGTTAATCTTCCATCTATGAACAAAGCATTTTTATCATACTCATGTTTTTCAAACCAAGTCTTAAACAGATATCTTCTAGTTTTCATATTGTCTAATGCCCCAAATGTAATAGGTCGTAATAATTCAGGACTGTATCTGAAATTAATCGAATCAACTGTAATATATCTATTACCAAAATCATATAAATTTTCTACGACGGCTTGGACTTTTGTAAGACCTATTTGAGACTCTTTAAAAAATTGTCCTGTAAGATTATGAGACTCGATTAAGTCATAATCTACAATTCTCATAATCTTACAACCAGTTCTTGAAACAGAAAGTGATAACCAAGATCCGATTCCACCCTGACCAACAATTAAAGGTGACTGCTTTTCAGCTGTCTTAAACCAGATTGCATCTTTTATTCTATCTAACGACATAAGCTCCTTTTGAATGTTTAATTTTTTGTAAATTACTTCTTCTTATAATTTCATTCATATTTATTTCTCGATAACCTATTATCTGTTCATTTTCGCTTAATATATCTATATACGCCTTGATATAATATGATAGTTCGTTAGCAAATACGATTTTGTGATGATCTTCTAGACAATCAGCGATATCACAAAGTGTCAAATGCATATTTTTTAAAAACGTTGAATCATCGTCTTCATTTTCATAAAAGAAAGCTTTATATTTACTTTTAATATTTTTTATTATATCCTCAATTCTAAATTTTCTAGATATGTCTGTAGGATATCTTAAATCCAAAAATACAAGAAGACTTGAAATAGTTTCTACACGTTCTTTATCCATATTATCAGGTAAAAGAATATCTATCATAAATTCTTCGATAGCAGGATCAAGATCATAAAGATCTTCATCCTCTGAGAATCCCATTAGAAGTTGTTTATATTCATTTTCTCTTATCAAATGATTTTTCTTGATATGATTTCTACTAGAAAAATAATTATTAGTCATTAACTTCTGACTCTTCTTTTTTTCTTTTTCCATCTCATCAACTGCTTCCAAAAAGGAAGTACTTTTAACTACTCCTCTAGCAGGATAAACAATTTTACAAGGATGCTTGAAAATAACAGAATCTTTTTGAGATTTACTATAAAATGTAGACATATCTCCATCAGAATTTTTTACTGTTAATCTTCTAGGATCAACCTCTCCATGTTGAGCAAGAAATGCTGTAAAATTTAAAGCATTGTTAACAATGAGAGAAAGATAATAATTATAAAGTGGAGCATTATCTTTCAATTCTTGTAAATCTGTACCACTAAAATTAGTACCCATAGTATGATGACTGTGAATGTGTCCAAGTCGCCAACTAAACACATCTATTTCATCTAGATTTTTCTCTTTTATCACACTTTCTTGAAAAACCAATACTCTTTCATCCAAACTATATTCAGTATAACTGGACGATCCTATATGAAGAGGAAGTATATCTTCCAATGTTATTTCAAATTCTTCCTTATTATCCTCATAAAGTGAAGATATTTTTTTATTATCACTGTAAAATAGAACTCCTGACCACTCAACATCTATTTTATTAAGTAGAAATTCTATTTTCTCCATCACTTCTGATGTTATATTCAGTATAACTTTTTTTTTCATATCGACGAGTGGAGTACCATCCTGTATCTTCTTCTTTTCTTCTTGTTTTTCCATAACTTATATTAATTTTTTTATTTAATAAATAAAGAATCGCTTTATATGCCATATTACTAATAGTAGTATTTGTATGATCGATTTCTTTTTCTTCTTCAAAAACATTATCACCAATTACTTCAAATACAACTTCTTTTCCTTTAAAAGGAAAACTCAGCTGTGAAGCTTTTTCCTTATAATAAGAAAGCTTTTCATTGTATTCACTAAGTGATTCAGACTGACCAATTGGATAAAGTTTAGCTGAAGTATCACATTTTCGATAAAGTGTTATATCATCATAACATATTCCTTTTTTATGTTTATCTATAAAAAAGTCATTTAACTTTTGTTTAACTCTCGAATTTTCCGGTATTTTCAATCTAAGTGGAGTAATCATAATATCTGTTTTTAACAGATCATAAATTTCAAGATAAACATTATCTTTCTCTGAGAATAATGACTTCTTTATTTTATCCAGAAAAGTTTTAGTAAAATAATCATTATTAACAATATATTTATTCTTTTCAAGAAATATATTTTTAGCATCTCTTATTAATGACATTCCTACATATGGACCACCTTCAAGAGATTCATAAGAAATATAATTGAATAGACTGTGCCACAAGATTTCGTATTCAATATCATCAAGTAAATCATTACTTTCTGTAACTTTAGAACCAAAAATCATTTTAGTTTCTGGAAAGTCTCCATAACCTTCACAAACATTAGAAAAATATGGTTTTGGGCTATTAAACAACTGACGAATATAATGTGTTGATACATGACTAAAACAAAAATTACTTATTACTTCATTAAAAGTGTATATACTTCTTGAAAACATAGTATGAAGATGCATTTGATCAGAATTTGTTATAAAAAATCCTGCATATACTCCTCTCATTAAATGAGATTTATTATATTTATTAGTTAATACAACGTCACCATATCTAACAATAATTAAGCTATTATCATCATAATCATAACAGCTAACATTTTCTTCTCCATATATATTATTAGCAGTTAATACTAATTTTTTGAGATGATTTCCTTTTTCTTTTTGTGAAATTTCGTCTATTGTTATTTCATTCATATATAATTTGGTATTATAAAAAAAGAGGACTGCCAAAAAACGACAACCCTCTTTCATTTGTTTTAAATACTTATATAAGCTTTTTTTAACTCAACTCAGCCATAAACCTTTCACATTCGGCTTCAAGTTCTTCTTCCATTTTTTTGAAGTTTTCAATTGATATCAAGTACTCTTCAATATCATCTTCCAGTACTTCTGGACTAATGATAATATTGTGAATATTAGCAAGATAATCACTTAGTTCATCAAAAGTCAAAAATCTTTTTTCTTCAACTTCATTTTCTTTCATATCCCACTCTTTGATCATTTCACGAAGTTTAATAGTACTTATGTTAGTGTAATTACCAAAAAAATCACGTGCTTCTTCATCATTTTCACGGATTTCCTTAATGATAGCATAACAGTTTTGTCTGGTTAGATCCGAACCAGATTTAGTTTTTCTAGCCATCAAGAAAAGAGTAATATCACCTTCTGGTAGAACAGCTTCTTCTAGTTCCAACGTAGTCTGTGTACCACGCAAAACGGCTCTCATATCGTCAATATAGGAATACTGAGAATTAAGAACACTTTTCAATGCTCCCCATGTGCTAATTGATTCTTCTACTTCAATAATTTTTACTGATCCTGAGTGAAAAATTGTAACTTTCTTCATAATAAATTATAATTTAATGTTTGTTTTTTTAAATATACCACTGCCCAGAAATCCTGCTTTTCTTCCACTATAAGCTTCAGCAGCTGGATGTGGAACAGTATGTATAATATTTGTTTGTTTGTTTATAAACTTTGAATAAAACTGAGCATTTCTACCCATTAATAACCATTCACAAGAGTTATGATTACTAATAGTACGAACTACTTCTGTTGAAAAGGATCTCCAGTATATCATATGAGAACCTGGTTTTTTCTTTTCAACTGTAAGAGAAACATTTATTGGGAATACACCTTTGTTTAACCATTCTTCATTATCAATTGGATGTCCTAATTCTTCTTCTATTATTTTTAAAGAATAGGGTTTCTTTTCCAATGTTGGATCAACTAAGAAAGCATAGCCAATAGCTTCTCCATTAGGATATGGGTCCATACCTAATATGACAAGTTTTATTTCATTTAATGGAATTTGAAATACTCGAAAAATATTGTCAATTGGTGGATAGAATTGACATTTCGGAAGTATTGTTGTGTTAAGGATTTTTAATCCTTCATCATTCTCGAACACATCTTGTAGATGAGGTATCCAAGAATCGTGAAAATATTTGTTCATTAACAAATTTATTTACATAATCCCTACCTTTAGATTTATACAAGTCTGAAATATCTTTATCTGATGTTTCTGAGAAAATTTCTACAATCTCAATATCTAATGATAGTTTATTTAAATAATTTTTAAACTTTGCTGATTTTTCAATACCAACACAATCATTATCAAAAAATATTATAATTGTTTGAAAATTTCTCAAAATAGAAATTAAAAGATTTTGATCTGAAAATTGATTTTCACTCTGTAACCATATTGAATTGACATCAAAATTTCTGAGAACTCTACAATCTTTGTAAGACTTAGTTATAACTAAGTAGTTTTTTGAATAGTCAATATTATTGACATTTCCAATATCATTTTTTGTAGCGTTCGTCATAAACTTATATTTTTTCTTTTCAGAAAAAGGTCTATAAGTTTTTTTAATGTTTTTTTCACGATTTATCAAAATGTTATAAGTAAGATCTATTGGTGAAATTACTTTATCACCAATAATAATAGAACTGACTGGTGAAACAAGATCTTCATTTAATTGTTCTATAGTTATACCATATTTTCCCCAAAATTCTTTATCTTTTATTTTCCAATTTCTTAAAATAACATTTAAAGATTTTTTCTCTTTTGTCTTCTTACTTTTTTCTATCTGACGAGGAGGAATTTTTGTTTCTACACCATCCATCTTGTTATTTAAAAGAAAAATAGACTGACCTATACTTATTCCATATAGGTCAGAACAAAACGTTAGTACGTTTCTATTTTTTTCAACCCAATCTACAAAATATAATATGTTATTATACCATTTGAAATAACATGAAGGATTGTCATCTTTTCTAAAAAAGGAACAATAGTATTTATCCAACTGGGGATATTCCCCAATCATTGTTTTATATAGTTCCTCTTGAGAATAATTAATTAATAATTCTTCAAATGTTATGATGGGTTTTTTTAAATTCATCACCAGACTTGTGAACTGTTATTACCATCCATGGATGGTGCTGGCGGTAGTCCAACTTCAGCTGATTGGCTAAATTGAGACTCCATAAACCACTTAGTTCTATAGATATCGGATCTTTCACCATCACTATTCTCATAGTGATAAGTTCCACTGTTAGGATCAATTATTTGTTTAGCCCCTTCTACATATGGAGCTATCCAAGGTCCATGTTTTGTATTTTTAGCTACATTAAGGTATTTCTTACCTTCAGAGTTACAACTCCAAGGATACTGAAGAAACACATGTACTTTTACATTTTCACATTTACCTTTAGCAATATCAGCACACATTTTAAGAAGATCAATACTATTCATATTTTCTGGATACTTTTCAGTAGCCTTCTCAATTGCTTCATCACTAATAAGGAATGATTTTAGAATAGTATATATTGTTGATTCTAGATTAACCATTTCGGCTTGATATTCAGATACAGTTTCATCACCAATACCTGCATTAACATCATATACTACTTCACTATTCTTACTGAAGACCTTTGTAACAGGGAAGGTCAAAATCTTCATCGGTTTATCATCTCCCATATCTAGATTTACTAGAAGTACCTTCATAGGTTTATCATTGTATTCTTCGAGATATCGAATATCAATAATCGTAGCTTCATTAAGACCAAATGTTTTTTTCGAAGAAGAATTTCCTTTATTAAGTTTCATAATTAGTTATTGTTTTAAAGTTTAGATTTTTTTAGGATTGTAATATATATAATTAGTCAACTAATTCAAAACGAATAGGTTGACCTTTTTTCAATCCTTTAAGTTTAGAATGGCTCCAGATCAATTTCTTTTCTTTAGAGTTAAATTGATAAAGTTCATTAATCTCATTACGAGTTTTACCTGATTTGATTAAATCAGCAATTTCATTAACACTAATAACTTTAGGAGTATCAGATTTTACATCACCTGAAACTTCTGGTGACTCCTCATAATTTACATTTGTGAATTCTTCAGTTTCAATAGCTTCATACATAACTTCATTCATATTTATTCTCCTTCATAATATTTTTTCATACAATTCAATACTTCCTGCATGTCATTAGGAATTTTAAGTGCAGGAAACATTCCTTCTGGTGATTTTGCTGGTACTTCTAAACCAGCATCATTTATCATTCTATTAGTGATAAAAGAATATTCAGCTTTTTTCTCCTCGTTAAAACTGACAGACGTAAATAAGCAAATACTTACAACAGCAAGTGGATTATACTTATCATCAAGCATTTTTCCAATAAGTTTTGTTTTGAGGAGAGGTTGTTTATCTGCAACATCTTCATGAAATGTCATAATAACATTCTTGTCAGTTGGCACTTGATTTTGAGCAAACTTTATAATTGACTGCATATTCACAGCCATTTTAGTAAATTTATCATCATTTTAATCTTTTATTTTTCAATAAAAGTCTGACTATATCTTAATTAATAATATTAATTCCTACCTTTTCCAAGAAAAATTCTTGTACTCTACTCACTTCCAGTTAAACTGTGTTTTCGATAGTCGATGAACTTTACTCATTTTAAAGAGTCTTAGCTGCTGATTGTCCAATATTAATTATTTTTAAACATTCACGTTTATTTTTTCAAATTACGTTGTAGTTAATTAATCTCTAAGGAGTTCCCAGCAATTAAATAGGTTTATAGTGAACATGAAAAATATCCACTAGTATTAGCTTTCTCAAAATATTCATTCAACATACTAAACCCAATGTCATCAATAATAATATTTTTGATATTTGGGTCAGTCGATTTAGCTGACATAGCTTTAATAATCTCTTCTGACGTTACGAGTCTAGCAATATTTTTGTTAGCAGCATTATATTGCTTTCTACTACCTTTCCATGGTAGTTCTTTTCCAGTAACATTAATAATTACTGTCTCATTTGACGGTAGATTTTTAAATGATGTTGATTTACCAGTACCGGTATCACCAACAATCATAATTATATTTGCCATAAATTACACATATTTATAGTCTATTAGTTAATTTACTACATTAACTAATTAATATTTTAATGGTTCAAAAAGTCCAAGATTACCTTTAAATTCTAAATGGGTATGAACCGGGCATTCAGTATCTCTACTCTCCACAAGATGCCATGACCTTATATTTGGATATTTTCTGACATCAGGACAGTTAAAATGCTTTCTTATCTTATACTTTTCGTCACGAGGATTGAATAAAGTAATAATGAAGTTACTATCCTCAGACAAATTGCCTGTATCTTTGATCGTTTCTGCTGTAGGATAAAGTTCATCTGACATAAACTGAATCCTGTCTACATCACCTAAAGATCTATTAGTATGAATCACATTAACAAAGGTAAAACCACATAAATTTCTTAAATCTACCTGATAGCCTGACCATCTATCAACGTTCTCTTTAAGACTATATCCTTTTTCTCTTTTAAGATTTCGCATGTGATCTGTTATCACAATCGTAAAGTGATTAAGGTCATTTGGCTTATATCCAGAAATTCTACTCTTATTGACAGATTTACCATTTTCCTGAGTTGGATAAGTTTCGTGAATAAACTTACCATGTTTATCAGCATAATCCATCAAATAATGATACATCCCGGTCGGGTTCATTTTATCTTCGATGAAGTCGATCTTACCTTTTTGAATACAATTACCATTTGAATCATATTCACCAAACATCGGTCTTATCCATTTCTCATAGACCGCAAACACTCCATCCTTCATCTTAGGACTAGCTGTTATGATATTTCTATCTTCATCTTGAAGTTTTCCTTCAAAAAACATAGGATTAATCGGATAAGATCTACCTTTCCATTCATAGTGAGTAACTCCAAATTCTTTAAACATAAAATATGGAATTAATCTGAATTGTTTTTTCATACGATCAATTTCATACGAAAAATAGATCCAATCTACAGTTATTCCTTTATCAACAACTTCTTTTCTTAATGAATCAATAAATGGATTTATAAGAAATAGATTGTCCACTAAAGCAGTTTTTCCAGATTTAGGTGCTCCTGCGATGGTGTATGTACTCTTTCTTTGTACACCACCCATAAATTGATTGATATTAACCAATCCAGTATCAAGACCAAAATTATTTCCTTCTTGACCCTGAAGAAAAGCTTCTTTAAAATTCATATCATTTTATGTATGTCATTTTTATCATTTTCTTTTTCTTTAACAATCTTTACAAACTCTTCTAATCTAGATGTGGCAGCAGAACCTACACCTTTCTTAATAAAATAATCAGCTCTTTGAAGATATTGAGGATTATTAACTGTTTGTAAATATAATTTTACTGCTTCCAATACATCTTCTTTTCTTACATCTGGATTTTCACTAAAGAACTTTTTCATTCTATTAGCACAAGAGGTAACTGTTCCACCACCATCTTTTCTTATACTAACAAATAATGACATGTATTCATTCTCTACCCAATCCCAACTGTCAAAACTATTAGATGAATCTTTTTCACTTTCAAATAATCTAACATTAAAAATTACTTCATCTAATTTCCAGTCTATATCTATTATGTGATTGGATAGTAAGATTTTTATGTTCTTTTGCATAGTTGGAGATTCATTATAGAATTTTTCTATATCTAAATCATGATATAATGCTAAAAGAATCATTATACAACTTTCTACATCGGCATTTACTTCCTTTAATTTTTTAATTAACGAATTATTAATTTTCATGAAATATAAAATCTTTCATATTTTTAGTAGAAGATTCAAACCACTCTTCTTCTACTGTGTTTTTAGCTATTAATACATAAATAATAGCTTGGTGATCTTCTCGATAACGAATAGATCTACCAATTCTTTGTGTTAAAGTTAATTCACTTCTGCTTGTTTGAAAAATAATTTCAGCATCAACATCAGGAATATTAACACCTTCATTAAGTCTGTCAACAACAGAAAGTGAATTTATTTCTTTCTCAATAAACATATTAAGAAATTTATCATTAGAACTTTCTGAATGATAAGTAAATGGTGAGATTCTGTTAGCAACTTTAATACTTGGTGAGAATATAACTGTTCTTTTTTCTTCAGCTTCTAACTTTTTAAGAATCCGTGAAGCTTCTGAAACTTTACTATTTAAGGAACCAAGAAATTGATATCTCTTAATTCTCAACATCTTTAGACGAGAATAATCACCTTGAGTTTTAAATGGTGTTGCTACCAAATTGTTAATTGCACCATTCAGATATTCACTATTAGCATATTCTGTTGTAAGAAATGGTCTATTTTTATTACCAGCTCTAACTTGTTTAACATGTTGATCAAGTGTTACATATACTGGAATTATTTTAAAATTACTAACTAAATTCTGATCAACACTTTGTTTTAAAGTAATTTCAATTACTTTATTAAAACTACTCAAGATCTCCTGTTTTTTTAAATCATGAGGAAAAGTAGCTGTTAAGCTTAATGATTCTTTGATATTATTATTTTGTAAGAAAACTGAATTGTTAACAGTAAGATTTTGAACCTCATCAAAAATAACAAGATCAAAATTTTCATCTGTAATATTACAGATACTTTTATAACAGATAGTATTAATACTATCATAATTTTCTATTTTTCCCCATAGTCCAAATTGCTCTTTCCAAGTTTTATCTCGTAATTCTTCTGTAGGAACAACTATGAGAATATTAGCTTTAGGATTTTTCTCTATTACAGACTCTACTCTTAATACTCCGATCCTGCTTTTGCCGACTCCAGTAGCGGCAATAACAAGATTGCGACCCTCACCTAAATCTGCTAATTGTTCAGCAATAGATTCTTGTATTTTTGTTTTTGTATTTGACATTTATTATAAGGTATTTATTATAAGTTTTTTTGCTTCATCTATATAATAATCATAATCAATCATCTGTTTTAAACTTTCCAGATCTATATCAGTTAAGTTATTACAAACGATACAAGTTTTATCAACTTCGAGATATTCTCTTCTCATCTCATTTTTTCCAGATAGAGGAGGCATGATTTTAGCTAGATAAATACCATTATTTGAAATACAATATCGAGTAACTTTACCTAATTTTTCTATAACTTTTCCATCTTCATCAAGAATCACAAACTCATGACTATTATTTTTCTTGACGGCTGATTTAAAATAATCAAAAATGTCATCATGATTTCTTATAAAACTTTCTATATCAACCCCATCTTTATAAAAAGCTTCAACAGCTTTTGGAACAATCATCATTGAATGATTTTTATGAGGTTCTCTATCATATTCATAAGCACCCTTTTTCTTCAATGAACCATTATCGAATATCCCAATATAATTATTGCAATCACGGATATGTAACTCTTCATATTCTGCATATTCCAGTTCCAGATTAGTAAGCTCTTCCCATTTTTTACACACATCATCAAATTCATCTTCTTTATTACGAGGAATTCTTACTTCACCACCATCTGTATTCATCATTAATAATTGACATCCTTCGATTTTCAACAACTGTTCAACCAACATAGTCAACATAAGTTGACCATTCAATGTTATTTGAATAACTGCTTGAGGATCTCTTAATTCACTAAAATTATCATTCATTTTCAGTTTTATTACCGTAATATCATTTAAATATTACTTCTATATGTTTCCATGTAGCTTAGACTATATCATTATCCTATATATTTATATAGGATAGTAGGCGCTCGTGTCTTTATTATATTCTACAATTGTAGTTTCAAAAGTTAGTCGTTGCTCTTTCTATAACCATTTAAATTATAGCTTAGATCAGTATTATCATATCAATTGACTTAGACTTCTACTGAATTCACCTACTTCCTTTATTGTGTTACCACAATAAGGGGCTGTGTATTATATTTAAACTTTCTTAAAAAATAAACCTTTATATGGCTTATTAAAATTTGAAGACTTATTAATATTTACAGATTGTAACAAATAAGGAGAATAACTTTGTCTTCCATTTGGATTTCTTAAAATCATATGTTGTTTTAAGATAAATTCGTCTTGTAAAGATAATTCTTCGATATCTTTAGCACTTCTCCATTCTCCTAAATAATTCATGTTTATATCGAAAACTTGAATATTAGGATTATTATTTCTCTGAGCATTTATTTGATTTGTTCTATCAGGTTTTTTTCTTTTAGGAACTTTTAAGTGATCTGTAGAAAAATACTTTATACCTTTATTCCAAGGAGTTCTATTTCTCAAAGTTTCTTTTACATGATCTAATTCACCATTGTCGTATTTTCTCTTCATTGTTAAACGTCTTTTGTTAATAGCTTCTTGAGAAAACTGACAACCACCTGTAGCTAACAAATTTATATTATATAAGTTTTCAAAATCTTCTTTGTCAATATATGTTTGTTCAAGTTCTAGAATATTATCATTACAATGTTCTAATACATTAAACTCAAAATTTTCTTCTCCATATTTATTCCAAGCATATTGAAGATGAGAATTCTTATGTTTATTATTTTTTAATACATTTTTATGATGATAAATTCTTTTTTCTAAATCAATACTAGAACCAATATATTTTTTACCATTTATTTTATTTTTTATTTCATAAACACCTTTCATAGTATACCTCCTTTTAAGAGAATATACTATAAATTAAGTTTAAATACAATTTAAACAACCATAACTACCATTGCCAGATAGTTTTAGAGCTTTATTAAGAACACTACCTTTTGGATATTTCGATCTTTCAATTTTAATATCATTCATCGTGGTACAAAATGTAGGTCCAAGATGAAGAGGATAAATATTATTTGTAATCATCATCGACGGATAGTAACTTTTAACATCAAAACTTTTAACAATATAATTTTCATTTGTAAAAAAGTTACCGTAAGTAGCTTGGTGAACACCACCAGTACCGTAAGTAATTTGATTACCTTTAAAATTAATTGTTAATGATTTAATTTCGATTTCAGGATATTCTAGTAAATCTTGATATTTCTCAATTGTTACTTTACGAGGTTTTCGTTTTAGATTTGATTTTGAAATATCAATAATCGGTAATATTTCTGTTAAGTTTTTATTTGGAATATCAGTAAAAGCACCTTTAGTCTCTTTTATTTCTCTTGTTTTTAACCAATTTAAAAACTGATTAAGATCAGATGACTCAAAACTGACATATGGAAATATTACATCTTTAAACTTAATGATTTCTCTATTAGTTTGACCAAGCTCATCCTTCTCTAAAGCAGATTTAAGCTTAGATACCAAAATAGATTCTCCAATTTTAACATCATTGAAATTAGTCATATCTATATTAAATCTTTCACTTAATTCTTCTCTTAGAGAAATATGTCCTAAACTGTGTTTTCTATAAAATTCATAAGTAGCGAACAAGTCATTCTGATTATAGAAAATGACTTCATCCATCTTATCTAACGGTACTATTTCATCATGTTCTATAGGCAAATCTTGGACATTCTTCATTCTCATAAAAAACTCAAGTTGTTTAAGACTTGTCATTTTTGCTTTATTATTATAATGATGAATTAGTCTAAGATCTATTTGGGGAATAAGTTGAGGAATACGAGAAGGATATTTACTTCTAACCAAAATGTCACTGTAAGTTTTACATAAACCTACAATAGTAGACATTTTGTATTTTTTTGATTGAACTAATGATAAGAAATGATATAATAGAGGATAATCAAACGATATGTTATTAAACCCTATCATTTGTTTAACATGACGAAGATATTCTACTAACTCATCATATTCAAGCTTTCTTTCTGAAAATTCAAAGTATTTTTCTTCTTGAGATTCTGTTTCAAGAAACCCAAATAATAAATAGTTTTTAAAAATCTCAATATCATATATTACTTTCATTGATTTTTTGTATTGTAACGTTTACAACACCTTTCTGTATCATACCTAATTTTTCGGCAGCTGCAAACGATAAATCAATTGTTCTTCCTTTTATATAAGGACCTCTGTCATTAATTCGTACTACAACTTTCCTTCCATTTTCTAGGTTAGTGACTCTGACACATGTTCCGAAAGGTAAAGTTTTATGTGCAGCGGTCATATCATACATATTAAATTTCTCACCATTAGCAGTTGTTCTACCATGAAATCTATCAGCATAATATGATGCTACATCTTCAGCTATTAATATATTGCTATTAAATATTAGCAATAATACTAAAATTATTTTTTTCATTTACATTTATTTAAATTTTGTGAAGAAGTTTAAATTCTTTTCCAAGTTCTTGTCTTAGATCATTTACATGATCAGTTAAAAGATAACGAAATTTTCTAACTCCTTTAATTTTCTCTTTTGTTGAAACAAGTTTGATATTGTCACTGAATGGATCTTTAATATCAATCTCTACTTCAGATAAATTCGCAATCGAAGAAATTACGTGATGTTCTTTTTTAACTTCATTCATAACTAAGTCATAAATAGAATCAAAATATCTCACAACGACATAAAAAATTTTTATATTATTTGTTATTATGTTACGTAGTACTACAACATATAAATATGACATGTTAATTTATTTTAAGGTTTGTAAAAAATGTATAGCTAAAATATTATCTACTGTTTACAATCATCCGCTTTATTCTTTATTTCTGTATTTTAAGTTCTTCATAAGTGTAAATATAGACACTTTCACCTGTCATTTCTCCACACTTAGAACACTCTAGTCGATTAGTACGATCTTGATGTAGTACACCAACCCACGTATAGTAGCAATTTTTACACTCACAATCCGCGACAACCCATACAGGAGATGCTTCTTCGATCAAATCTAGTACAAATTCAATCATGCCGCACCTCCATACTTGGCTATGGCTGCCTTTGCTTTATCAAGCTGCACAAATAACTTTTTTGACGGTTGTCTCCCCACTCTGTAGCATACCAGTAGTGCATCTTTGGCTTTGACCGCATCTACCAGGTCGGCTATTGCTTTGTCAGTATCGGCAAGACACTCCTCAAGTTCACCAATACGATGTGATACTTTTTCTTCGGCTTCTTGAATTAAGTCCTTGTAGGCTTTTATGCCTGCAACTGTTTTCATCATTTGGCGTAAAAATGGTTGGCATGTATAAAGCGGCTCAAATATCTCCTTGACGTTCATTTTTCACCTCCATGCTTGGCTCTAGCTACCTTTGCCTCAAGCTCGGCAATGCACAGTGTCTTGTTTTTCTTTATTTCTAGCTCAGCAATGCCGATTGCCTCTCTTTTCAATTCTTCAGCATTCTTTAATTTTTTCTCAAGATCGCCAATACGTTTATACACTGCATGTTCGATACGGTCAAGGCTGGCATTGTGGTATGGCGCAAGATTGTGTTTTCCGACAGGATCAAAAACCTTCGCGTCCCACTTCTCGTTGTTAATGATTTCCTTGATGCTCATTCTGCGTCCTCCACTGGTTCGTAGGTTGCTTCAAAGATGTCTGGCTTGCACGGGTAAAACTCTCCCTGCACGCCCGTTATAATCCAGTCACCCGGACATACGATATGACCACCCTCAAGCGTATCAACCCACCCATGCTCACTCATACGATGACCACACTGACGGCACTTATTCTGCAAGCCGTGCACGCTTAATGGTAATCCGTCGTGGCTTTTAAACCTCCGCACAACATCTCCATCCCAGTTTTCCATACGTCGATACTGCGGAGACTGCCTCCCGTCATTTTTTTCTGTGTAGTCAAGCGGATGGTCTCCATTCTTAAACCACTGCGTAGCTTCAACGATAACTGGCTTTTTTCTGAATTTCATTTTTCCTCCTTGTTTATCATCCATATGTGATCTGGGTCTGGCACAAACACCATTGATTCACTGCTTTCAAAATGATGAACAACTATCCAGCCTCCTGGAACTTTTGCCCTTGATGTTCCTTCATCTGGGTAGTTATCTACCAACTCCCATTCAAACAGTTTGTCACTACTACAATCTGGTGTTCGTGCGCCATTCCCTCCCTTCAGCGCCTGAATCTCCAGGTCTTGCGCCGCGATCCGTTCCAGCAGGTTATCGATGTCGCGGCCCCTGTCACTTACCTCAGCACGCAAGCGATTGATACGGTCTTCTTGTGTCATCATTTTATTTTGCCTCCCTTGTTTGGTTTTGAAATCCCGCACAGGACGAACCCTAAAGAGGAGGTACTTGCCTCTGCAGTTCTGGGTGCCACTGTAGAAGTTCTGGTACCACGCGTTGGGAGCGTTGAACTCCGACGAACTCCAGTAGTAGTTGGCTCCTAAACCGCCGATATCTTCTTGCTTGAGGCACATCAAGTCCAATTCATCCTTCGTTGGTAACCTCCAACCATCGCCAAGTGCTTCAGACACCTTAACTGCTTCGTCCCATGTGTAAAATCCTTCGAGGTCTTGTGGGTAAACCTCAAACCCAAGTTCTTGATACAGTGTTGTTGTCATTTCTCCTCCGTTGTTTGTTGTTGTGTTGTTATTTTTCCGCTTAGTAAGGGTTAACTTTTGTATTTGTAATCTAAATCCTTCAACAAAAACTTCAATTCTTCTATACGACATTGTGCTTTTTCCATAAGGTTTATGTAACAAGCTTCAGCGTCAGGCGTCTTAGCATGTAGGGCTGATTTGTTTAAAAAATTGTAACGGCCTCCCAAAAACGCAATTCGGCTTTCAATATCCTGTTTAATTGATTCTGTGATGTTCATAGTAGTTGATGTTTAATAGTTGTTTGTATCTGAAATTTAAATCTTACACAACGTGTCAATGTAACGCCAACAACCGCCAACTGAAGCCCTTTGGTTTGGTATATCAATATGTTTTATTACACCCACCCAAGGTTCATTTTTCCATGCGTGTTTAACATAACCGTCAATAAGCTGATCAGCAGTGTACGCACATTGCCCATTACGATTTAGTATTCTTGCTCCGTGGATTTTAACCATGTCACCTATTTGCAAGGTTTCTGTTTGCGGTGTATCTGTAGTTTCGGGTTTCACACGAAGAAGTTCGTATAAATTCATAGTAGTTAATGTTTAATAGTTGTTGATAAGTATACCCACAAATTAGGCCGCCTCTGAATAATGAGTTCAATAAAGCCTATGCTTTAAGGCGGCTTTAAAAGTTACTGATAAATTTCACATAAGACGATATCACCGGATTCAATTCCCTTTGCTATTTCTTTACTATCCATGCCAAAAAACATACTAAGATATTTATTTGTAGTTTTAGAATCTTTGTAAAAACGATTATCTATAAACTTTCTACCAGCATAATCAATAACAGCTACTAAAGACGCATAAGACTGAAAAACAGTACCGGATGAAATTGTGTATTGATATTTGCCGTTATCGCATTTATATTCCGTATCAGAATAAAACGTCTGTTTATTATCGAAGATTACATCAATATGGTTGCTTTCAATCTTAAATTGGTTAGCTATAGGATTACCCTTATCTGATACAAAATTTTTAACTTTGTTCATGATCATATTATTTTAATTGTTCGAGTGTTACTACATTTCGAGCCTGCCGGGGAGTTGAACCCCGGCTTGGTCATCCTGTCAGGCTGTTACCAAGGCAAACACTATTAATCGATGTTGTGACCCATATTTGTAAGAGATAACCACCGTTCGGAACCTTTGCAAGTTTTGCCGTTTTTCACAAAGCGATATGGTTTTGTAGTTTCTGTAAATAGTTCACCTTTTGTTTTTTCTGCAAAACTTTTAGCCTTTTCAAAGGTTGTACCGACACAGGTATTTGTTTCATTAAAAAAAGTTCTCTTTTTGTCCAGCGTTACTACCATGTAACTTTCCATCATAACTTTCTTGTTTGGTTCTTTTGTTGGTATCGTTACTCTGGCCAGAGACCCCATGTCCCGTCGCCTATCGCATCGGGGTCCATCTGCTTGATGTCCTTGATAGCCTCATCGATATCGATGGGCTTAGCCTGTTCAATGTGACCATACCAGACGGTGGTCTCCCCTTGCCTTTTAACGTACTCAAGCTGAGCTATCAAGATCTCTTTTGCACTTTTCATGACGTTTTCTTTTGTTTAAACTATTTGAATATCTTGTAGGGTCAGCGGGATTCGAACCCGCACGTCCATTACTGAACACAGGATTTTACTTACCACTATAGCTTTCGCTACCAATAATCAAGCTTACACGCTCTCCTCACCTCAATGGATCGTCTATCCATTTGGCAACCTGTGCCGTCTTGCGCGACAATTATTGTTTGTAGTCTGGACTATGCCTTCACCATATTTAATTAGAACTTAGGTGGGGTGATTATAGTCTCTGCACGTTCTTAATCTATGACATTAGCCAACTACTTCATACACACCTGTATGTTTCGAGCCTGTTAATTCAGGCTTTCAATTAAGCTTCGCTCAAGGTTAGGGGCATATATTTACAGATTGCTACAACTTTTGATTGTAGTCATTGCTACCCGTTCCTTGAATTTACACCCTGCTAATACATTGTTTCCAATGTAAAGACCCATTAAAAAGTCCTAGGCGTCTACCAGTTCCGCCATGACCCCATAAAATAGAACAAGTAATATAATTACTTGTTCTAAATAAATCAAAGCTTTTTTAAAGTTATTTTGATATCATAACAGGAGTATTACCATCAGTAATAATAATTTTATCATTATCATTGATAGCATCAATCCATTGAGATGTCAATATCTGAGGTGTCAAACCTTGTGATCTAATTCTATTAGTTTCACGTTCAATCAACGCTTTTTGTTGTTCCATACGAGCAATCTCCAAATCATTTTCAGCTTTTCTGGCATTCTGAATTGATTCATTTCGTGCTTCAACAGCCTTTTTCATAGAATCAGGAGGATTAAGACTTGAAGTTAGAGATAAAAGAACAAATCCTTTTTCTTCAAATTCTTCTTTCAATCTCTTTTCAACTTTTTCTTCATATCCTTGAAGATTTGACATCAATTCATCAGTCGTATAAGATCTGGCAATCTCCCTATAAGCGTTAAAAACTACTACATTAAGAATCTTTAGTTCAACCTCATCTAGAGAAATGTGATTTTCATTACCTGAGATATCCTTAAAATTATACACAATGTGTTTTCCTTTACTTCTTATAGGAGAATATTGATATCTTGGTGAGATTGAAAATTCACCAGCATCTTTTGCCAAAATATCTCCATTATCAAATCCTCCAGAAGTTTCCCACATAGGAACCTGATATAGTTTTTCTCCTGTGAATGGATTCAAAGGTACAAGTCCTTTTACTTCTACTAGGTCTTCAATACCATTTTTACCCCAATTAATCATCTTGACAGCTTCATGATTGGGTTCAACACGTGAACATCCTGTCAAGTTAATCATACCAATCATCATGATTGTCAACAGTGCAATACTACGAATAATTTTCATAATTAAATATTTTCTTTTATGATTTTAATAATGTTTTTAAATAATTTCTCATAAGGAATTCGTATGATAATAATAATATAAATCATCATTAGTATTGATGACCATATCCCTATTATTTCAATCATTGAAATAATAAATGATATTATTGCAATATTACCTAATACGAGAAGAAAAGCATAAGTTAATTCTCTTCTTATCATTGTTTTAAGTTTAATTATTAATTATGACTTGAAAATAAATTCATTCCAAGAAATCTTACTTTTTACAACGAACAAAGGCTTTTTCGGTTCTTTAAGCAGTCTCATACCTACTTCTTCTGGTGTTCTATTACCTTTACGAGAGTTACAAGAATGACAAGCTGCTACCATATTTTCCCATGTATTAAGTCCTCCTTTTGACACAGGTACAATATGATCAATAGTTAAATGTTTATCGCTTCCACAATACTGACAAAAGCCATCTCTGATTAAGACAGCTTTTTTAGTTGGTATCAATGGTTTATAAGGTACTCGAACAAAAAAATTTAACCTTATTACATCAGGATAAGGAAAGATGCTTTGTTTAGAATGAATGAGTTTATTTTCTACTTCTTTAATAATAGTAGCTTTACCATTAAATATTAATAACATTGCTTTTTGAACTGATATTACATTTAATGGCAAATAACTACTATTTAGAAGTAATACTTCTTTTTGCTTGTTTAACATTTGATAGTAACTTCTTATGCAACAGGAACAAATACTTTTTCTTGTTCGACTTTCATTTTTTACTAATATCTAAAGATCGATTTATACCGATATGGTTTCTGATGAAGTCCTTTCATTGAAAGTTTGGAAACTTTTCTTTCCATAAACAATTTTCGTATAACGGATAGGAGATAGTTTATTATATTCATTCCAGATTATTGTTCTGTTTTCTTTATTCAAAAAAATAGGATTGTCTTTTAACATTTTTGTTAAAGCAATCCTTCTACCATGATATCTTTCGAATTTGTCTTTAGGACCACAGAGAGCTTTGCCCTGAGCAACCAACTTATCTCCTTTCCATAAACTCGCTGTTGTTTTAGGACATGTTACCATTTGTCCACTAATCAATATGGATTCAGTATCATATTGAAAAGTTAAATTGTATACTTCTTCATTTAATTTTACATCAAACATAATTTTTCATTATTTAATTTTTTATTTATAAATTTTTATCCAATGTTGTAACATTGGAATTCTTTTTTAGTTCATCAAAGTCAATAGGTTTATAATTTATATTTTCTACACAAACATTAAAATGTTTTGATCCTGTCTCAAAATCTCGATGACTAGTATTATGTAAATGTCCATGTATATTTACATAAGGCATATGTTTATCCATAAACAAAGGATGATGTGATAAAATAAAGAATTCATCAACAATAATTGGATAAGGAATAAAATCATAAAATAATTCATTGTAAAAAGTATTACTAAAATTATCATGATTTCCTTTAATCAGTACAATTTTTCCATTTAATTGTTCTACAATTTCTTTCATTTTATTTTTACTAATAAAAGCAAAATCACCAAGATGGAAAATAATATCATCTTGACAAACAACAGAATTCCAATTTTCGATTAATGTTTTTTCCATATGATAAACATTTTCAAAGGGTCTATCACAGAAATCAATTATATTTTCGTGACCGAAATGAGTATCTGAAATGATAAATCTTTTAGACATCTAAGTCTCCAATTAAAAGTTTTAATGATTTTATTATTGTTATATCTATTGGATCTGTTGTAATAGGATTCAATATATAAGAAAGAACATTTTCTTTGTAATTAATAACGTTACCTATTAAATCATAAACTGTTGCAGATAAAATACTCACTCTTAGATTATCACCAATAGTATCTACTTTAATTTGTAGACTAACAACTGCTTCTGATTTTTTACTATAAAGAATTATGTTTAAATCACTATCGGTTGTGGTAATTTTTGAATTGTTAATGTTCAAAAACAGTGCTTCATTGGAAGTTTCATAAATTAGAATTTCGTGAGCACAAAGACTGGTAGGTAGTAGTAACATGACTACTAAAAGTAAATTTCTCATTACTGTAAGAATTTATTGATTGATTAAGGTAGGAAAGTACCCTCTAAAGGATTCGAACTTACGACTTTTAAAATAATTTTGATTATTAAGTTCGATTCATTATATTGAAGGGCTGACAGGGTTCGAACCTGCATACTCCAATTACTCGATTAATGACTGCTTAGAAGGCAGTTGAGATACAGCCCCATTTAACTATAAATATTTACAGTTATGAATTGTTTAAACTGTGGTCAAGAGACCAGCAATCCTAAATTTTGTTCAAGATCATGTTCTGCTACATATACTAATAAGTTAATTCCTAAAAGAAAGACTAAGAAAACTTGTATTATATGTGGCGAACCTGTTATGTCTTATAGACATAATAGATGTCAATTACATTGGGATGAATACAAAAATAATAAATATAAAAGTAAGACGATAGGTGAATATAGAAATATGTCTTCAGTTAAAGATAAGCATCTTTCTTGGATTCATACACACATAAGACAATTTGCTAGATCATGGTTAAAAGAACTAACCAAACTTCCTTGTGCAATTTGTGGATACGATAAACATGTTGAATTAGCTCATATTAAACCATTATCAAGTTTTTCTGATTCAGAATTACTTTCAGTAGTTAACTCTAAAGACAATGTTATACAGTTATGTAGAAATTGTCATTGGGAATTTGATAATGGTTTAATAGAATTGCCTAAGATACTCGAATCTTGAACCCACTGATCAAAAAGGCTAGGGCTTTATCCATTAAGCTAAGAGGGCATATATTGCAGTATTTTAAATAGAGTACGGATGGTAGGACTTGAACCCACTGTCTCAGAGATATAAGCTCCGTGCATATACCAGTTATGCTTCATCCGCATCAAATTAATTTATCATGAAGTATTCTTCTAATAGATCTTGAAAATTATCAAAGAATTCAAGTCTCCTTATTCTGGGATTTACAAGTGTGACTTTTTATCCAAATGATTATATAAAAACTAACAATACTACTTAAAATTATGTTTAACATTTCAGAGGTTTCATACATAATATCATGATTTGATTATTAAAATGTGGAACAGACAGGAATCGAACCTGTGACCACTAGATTTTCAGTCTAGCACTCTACCAACTGAGTTACTGTTCCTTTTGCGGAGATAGTAGGATTCGAACCTACACAAGATATTAACTCGATAGTTTAGCAAACTATTGTGGCTACCAATTTCACCATATCTCCAACATTAGATAGTGTACCGAGTGAGATTCGAACTCACGATCCTCAGATTAAAAGTCTGATGCTTTAGCCTACTAAGCTACCGATACATAAAAAAAGAAAAATAAATAATTTTTTTATACTTCAATTCCTCCTCTATAATACCATTTCATAAAATTTGGATCATTTAATTTTTCAATTGGATAATCTGTACAAAATTTACCATTAAAATATCTATGTGCTTTATCTCTACAATCATTCCAATTTTCACCTTCGATAATTGCGAGACAATTATGATCAAATGTTTTATCATTTATATAATGAACATGATCTTGACCAAAACTTATTAGTATTTTCATATTTTAATTATTTTATTTTTTTTGAGCACGTGCTGTAAGAATCGAACTTACCCAACAAGTTTTGGAGACTCGTTCGCCAGCCTTGGAACATGAGCACGTATTTACTGGGCTTCCTATAACTCACCAATTCAATATACAAAAAGTTTGATAACAAAAAAATTATTTTTCTACTTTACCAAAAATAATTTCAAGGAGCTTCTTCTTTATCACAACATTTGGGATTCTAAGTGTTCTTGGGTCATCAAATCCCATAATGGTTCCCACCTCGCAAACGGCTCCTGAACGACTTACCCCAGCTGCACAATGAACAATTACGTTCCAGTTGTTTGAGTAAGCCTTCTGAAGAACCGATACTATATCTACAGCGTCCTTATGATCGATACAATCCTCGGAATATGTATCATCGATCAGGTATCGATGGACCTCATGGAATTCGTATGGTGATACTGGAAATTCTACAAAACTCCCACTAAACCCGAAATCATCCCTTTCTTTGGAAAGTATCTGAATTGCTATGGCATTCTCACCAGGATCTCGATGTGATCCCTCGACAAAAGCCATATATGATACGTTTTGAATGAATGCCATTAAAAGTTCTTCTCTCGACCTTTCACCCACCCAGTCGGTATAGGATCAGTCTTTTTTATCCTTCTGTTCTTTTTCTCTTCGACGTTGGTTATCCACATTGTTCCTTTATTGACGTGTTCCAACTCCTTCGACAAATATCTTGGATCGTTGACAGAAACCTGCATAGTTTTGCCATTCTCGTCCTTTACAGTAACAGTTCCTTTAGTTTAGTACTCTCCAGAGGAATCGAACCCCTATGAACCGGGTAGAAGCCGGTGACATTATCCGTTATGCTAGGAGAGCATTTGATACATCCGCATTGATTTATCTTGGGATTATAAATGAATCTTTAATAAAGGTTGTTAGAATGTGTCCACAATCAATAACCCCTCTTTCCCACCCACTATAAAATGGATCATTTGGTTCATCAGGATCTCTTGTCTCTGCATCACATTCGTGTAACCTCTTCTTAGCAAGCTTTATCGTCTCATCAAGAAAATCCTCATGAGACAGATTTTTCTCTTTGGCAAGCGCCAGTAACATAGCCCTATCCGTCATACCTCCTCCAGCATTTTTCTGAGTTCGTCCAGTATAATCTCGGTTGTCTTTGTTTTGCGGGAGGAGTAGGATTCGAACCCACGGAACCTTTCGGCCCTCTGGTTTTCAAAACCAGCGCATTAGTCCACTCTGCCATCCTCCCAAGTTTAAAATACAATACTCACATTAGAATGTACTACCACTTGGAATTGAACCAAGAACCTCTTGTGTATCAGACAAGTGCTCTAACCAGATTGAGCTATGGTAGTATTTTTAAAACTATTTTTTGTTTTGTGTTTTATTAAAGCACAAATGATACCTTTGTCAAAATCACTAGGTTCATCAAAACCCAATGATTCAATTTCAAGTCTTTTAATACAATCATCACCAAACAAAGATATTTCTTTCATAGCATAATCATAACCTTGTTCTTTTAATGTTTTATTTACATTAAACCAAGATTTTATTAAGTTTTTAAATTTTTCATGAATATAACAATCTGATTACTAAAATTTTCAAAATTAAATTAAAAGTAATGCTTCGTGTAGACCTTTTTCAAGTGCTTCTTCATAAGTACCAATAATACGATTTTTACTTGTAAATTCGACAAATGGATCAATTGTTTTATAAACAGCATAATTTTGTATATTAGGATAATGAGTTATAACACTAATACTAATATTATACTCCTCTCTTAACCATTTTTGTAATAACGATTGAGTTGGTGCTGAATACCAATATTTAGGTTTTGTTGGATGAAGACTTGGAAAATCAATATCATTTAATAACTCTCCTAAAATATTGTAATATGAAGCAAACTCAGTATTAAATCCCTTTTCTTTAGCTAATATAGCTATTTCAAATGAGATAATTTGTTCTTGCATAATAATGATTTATTTAATGTTATTTTAAATTAGATAAATGTGTTCAGGAAGTAGGGTTCGAACCTACGAATGTCAGGTCCAAAACCTGATGCCTTACCGCTTGGCTATTCCTGAATTATTGTGATAGATCCACCTGAGAGACTCGAACTCTCAACTTACTGATTACAAGTCAGTTACTCTAGCCAATTGAGTTAAGGTGGAATAAACAAAACTTCTATTATTGTCAAAATTATATGTTCCTCGAACAAAACCTAAAGCGGAAGTGTAGAGACTCGAACTCTAAAAACGCTGTTAACGTCCTACTTGTTTTCAAGACAAGCTCCTCATCCAGCCGGATCACTTCCTTAAAACAAATCACATTTTTAGCGCTCTACCAACTGAGCTAATTATGAATTAACATAATAATGGATTTGAACCATTGACCTCTCCAATGAAATTGGAAAATATTTGCTGTATGTGATTTTATAAAAATTAAATAGTACCTCTAGAGAGACTCGAACTCTCAATTCCTTTTGGGAATGTAGTTCCTAAGACTACCGCGTTTGCCAATTTCGCCATAGAGGTATATTACAGATCATTCTTTGTATTTCATCATAAAAAAATAAAATTTTAATATTTGCTGTAAATGATCTTATTAAATAATAGGAGGGCAGGATCGGATTTGAACCAATAATAGATGTCTGCTGTAAGTAATTTTATAGAACAAATTACTTTCTTTACCATTTGAATACCTGCCCATATAATAAATTAGTAGGGATGACGGGATTTGAACCCGTGTGATCTAGTTCCCAAAACTAGCGAGATAAACCAGACTCCTCTACATCCCTATCTTATCATTATTGTTTATGATTCATGAAAAAATGATTTCTTATGTCATTTCTCATGTCATTATACTTTACATACAATGAGTCATCGATCGTCAAAACTACAAGAGTTCCAACAATCCCAATAACTGCTCCAATAAACATCATAATTAATATATTTTAGTTAAAAGAATATTTTCTTGCATCAATCATTTGAATTCCGTATTCACAAATAGGAAAATCTGAATTAATTATTTCATTAAATCGCTTTTGTGCTTCCTCAAAAGCTTCTTTCTGAGAATAATAAACCTTAGATTTTCCCCAAACATCATACATATATTTTCCAAGCATATATAATTGGTTTTCCTCACACCATCTAAAATTATCTATAGCTTGTGTATGTGCTACCCGATATGCAATAATTCCATCTTTCACACTATGAATTTCACCATACTCATCATTAAAAGCATTATAATACCATTCAACTTTATAATTATCCTTAGTTTTCAATATGTAAATTCCATTATCTGCTGACATTTGATTATTCCTTAATTATTTCATATTGAATATTATGTTTTTTTAATCCGCTTTCAAAAATGTACATATCATTAGTATATTGAAATAAATTTTTAAACTTTTTACCCATTTCGATATTATAATGATTTATAATATGTTTCATTATAACTGATAATAGTTGTTCGAGAGTTAATGGATGAATTAATATTTTATGTATACCGTCATTACCAATAGAGATTGGTATTTTGTTTTCCAAAAAATCAAACAGATCAGGTAAACGATCTACTTTTGGTCTAGAAATAATCTTGATATAATTCATGTTATACACATTTAGATTGAAAATAGCGGCTTCGAAGGGACTTGAACCCTCGATCTCTAGATTGACAGTCTAGTGCTTTGACCAACTAAGCTACGAAACCATTTATATTAGTGGACACAGGAGGGACTCGAACCCTCAACTACTTGTTTGCAAAACAAGAATTCTACCAATTGAATTACTGGCCCATTAGAACAGATCATATTTTAATCACTACTAGTTTTATAGACTGGTTGATTTAATATTTGCTGTGTATGATCTTATTAAATAATAAATAACAAAACTTAGAGTGAGATTTGCACTCACATCGTATTCTTCTTCCCGTAGGGCTGCTTTCTTTACTCTAATTCTAATTAAGCTATCTAAGTTTATTATTAGTGGAGCATGAAGGATTCGAACCTACTTGATGATTAAACAGTTTTACAGACTGCCCCCTTGCCAAATCGGGCTAATGCTCCAAAATACAAATTACATCTGATAATTTTCCTAAAATTAATTTAATATTTGCTGTATGTAATTTTATTAGTAGTGGAGGTGGGATTTAAACCCACGATCTTCAGGTTATGAGCCTGACGGGATGACCACTTCCCTACTCCACTATTTTATCTTTTCAAGTTTTCTCTTTATTAATCCATCATTTCCATTAAAGCTTCATTAACAGCTTCTTTATAGATTTGCATTATCTCATTTCTTCCCCAACCTGTTTTAGATTGGAGTTTATTGAAGAATATTTTTTCAATTGTTTTAAGAAGTTTCTTATTCATTGGTTATATAAAATTTACTTTTTTAATTAAACAAATCTCAGATTGTACTAAACAATTTAAATAATTTAAAACTGCTGCGAGTTCTCTAATCGAAGAACAATTTGGATAATACGCTCCATTTTTTTTAATCATTTCACCAACTGCCTTAAGACTTTTAATCTGTTCAGAATCAAAACCTTCTTCAAGAAACGTAAAAATTGTTTTATCAGGACGTTTATTACTATCATCCACTACTTCAGCAATAGAATAAACACCTTTCGTCTGTGATGTAATAACATAAAGGCAATAATCACATGTTTCTCTTTCTTTAAGCTCACGTTTGTAAGCTTCATCATTCCAATCATCTACAATTGGATTGAAATAATCACATTTCAACAGTGGAATAAGTTCATCTCTCCATGTTGAATTGTTACATGTACCACCTAAAAATATTTTCATAATCTTTTTTTTATATTTTATAATTAGTACCCTTGATGGGATTCGAACCCACAATCTTCACCTTGAAAGGGTGATGAGTTAAACCATTTCCTCCACAAGGGCTTCTTACAGTAATGTCAAATAACTTTGCTCGCTTATAAGAGCTTGGGTGATTGAAGAGATTCGAACTCTCAAAGAACATGGGTCACAACCATGCATGTCTACCAATTCCATCACAACCACCATATCAGTGCCAGCACTCAGATTTGAACTGAGATCATCTTGCTTGGAAGGCAAGCGTTCTAAACCAATTGGAACTACACTGGCATATGACTCTATTGTTAGTCAGTTTAGCTTTTGCCTAACACATTTCACCTTCATTTAAGATTATTACGTGATTCATCTTAAACTATATAGAGTCATTTTAAAAACATTTTTACAAAAATTTAAATAGATAGTACTCTCTAATGGACTCGAACCATTAACCTTTTGGATGTAAGCCAAATGCTCTTGCCAATTGAGCTAAGAGAGTAAAAAACAGATTACTTTTGTGTTATACAATTGCTCTACCAGCTGAGCTATTTTCTTTATAAAGAAAAATCGGATTTGAACCGATGACATATTGTTCCCAATATTATTTGCTGTAAGTAATCTTATTATGCTCCGTTGGGAAGACTCGAACTTCCATAACATTTCTCAATGTATACAAGGGATTAACAGTCCCTCCTCTTGCCAATTAGAGTACAACGGAATAAAAACAGATCTCATTAAATACGGATTTGAACCGTTGGGTCTTATTTTCAGTAAGATTGGTAACCAATACCATTTAATGTTTGCTGTATGAGATCTTATTTACTATACGATAATACTTTTTTTAGAATTATCCAAATTTAAATAAAAAATTTAAGATTTTTTTATTTTGTTTCCACAAACTGTACATGTACAGTATACTAATCCACAATTGAACCATCTTTTGAAAATACCAAGAGTTTTATCTTGGTATTTATGAAGAATCTTATTTTTTTCACAATTATCACAAATTTTTGCTTTCATTTAAACCTCACTAAGTTTAGAATTTCCTGATTCATTGCTTTTAGAAATAATTCTTCAGGTGTTTCGATTTTGTTATTAATCAGAAATGATATTGTTGATGGGCTAAACCCACCGAAATAAAACGTATTTTTTTCAGTAGATTTAGTTTCGAATTTTGTGCTATTAGATAAAGAATAGTAAGAATAAGAATTAGTCAGATTCCATAATACAATAACAAAAGAATCAACGTAATCTTTAGAAAATCCTGTTTCTCTCAATTTATCCAATGCTGTTTTAACATTAGTTTTATTAAGAGAGCCAGGATTGAATTCTCCATCACTAATGCATAAAATTCCTGTCGGAAATTCCTTTTCATTAATACCATCTCTTTTCAATTTACAGAAAAGATCTATAACACTTTGAAAATTAGTACTTCCAATACAACTTCCAAATGAATGATAATAGTTATGATATAAATCGTTATATTTAAATGACTTCATCAAACAGGTAGTGTCGAACTCAATAAATGTATCTTTAAAATTCCCTGTAAGAAATTTTGAAAAGAACAGACTGAGAGACTTTGCTACATGAATGGAAGAGTATTTTGTTCCTGTTATGATTCCTCTCATAGAAGAACTGATATCAACCACTGTGATAAAAGATGTTTTGTTTTCTCTATTGTCTTTGGTTTTATTTACAAGAGTCTCAAACTGACGTTCAATAGTGCTCTTTTCATTATCAGAAATCTGATTTAATGATTTAGAATTAAAAGGTTCCAACAACTCATGAGGATAACCAGTATATTTTACTCCTTTTTCTATTGTTTCAGGCTTCTTAATCCATTCGGCATATTTTTCCGACAACCCTTGATTCTTAAGAAATTTAGATTTGACAAGTTTACTCAAAGCTCTCCCGTGAATTTGATTAAAATCAATAAGATCAAATTGAGCTTTACTGATTTGTTTCTGCCACTCATGGGCAGCTCCAGAAGTCTTCAACTTACGATAAAGTTGAAACTTGTTTGGAACATTACCAAATAAAGAATTGGCTAACCAAGCACCAATCATAGATCTAGCAATTGACCTGTTAGATTTATTTTTTCCACTTGATTTTATCTGTGGTAGGTATTTTATTACCAAATCTTTTTGAGATTTATCATTCAATCCACTATAAATGAATCTGTACAAAAAACTCCAAGGAAGTTTTCTATCTTTCCATCCATTTGACTCAAGATCGAATGTCATGAGTTCGAAGACATCTTTCCAGCTGCCTAAATAAATAAACAGTTGGAGATTATTCATGAACACGGAAGGGTGGTTATAACCTAACCACAACATTCGAATTAGTGGTTCATTTTTTAGTTCACCACCTTTTTGTGATTCTTCTGTTGTTTTATTATTATAATTTACTTTTCTACTTATTGTTCTTAAGAAAAGTGTAAATTTAATAGTAAGAAGTGGGTTAATCTTCCAGAGTTCATCTTGATCAGCAAATATATCAACCATAGATCTTTGATTAATATACTCTGTCAGTTTACCAAATTGATCTACAAATGGTGAACCGGTACTTTTCAATTTTACCGCACCATTTTCTGATGTTGTCAAATTTGATTCTGACAAACCAGCATTGATAAAGGCGTTATCTGATTCTTGTTTTATAACTTCTTTAACATCGGTCTTTCTTTTTTTCGATGTCAGTAGAAGTTTTTGCTTTTTGATTGATCTTGACATTATTATACTATTTATTTAACAGTTTTTTAAAAAATAAGCTAAAAAGAGAAGGATTCGAACCTTCAATCTTCCAATTTTCTATAGACAAATTAGAGGCTTTCCCGATTAAGCTATCTTTTTAGCAACTTCTACAAAACGTTTTTTACGTTCTTGTCTTTTCTCTTTCTCTTGTTTTCTGATTCTTTTTTTTAATTTAGAATCATTGTTTTGATATTCTTTTTTTTCTTTTAATGTTTTGCTCATTTTTAATCCATTTAATTAAACAAATATTTTTATTCCATTTATTATTACTACACAAGTATAATAATGGCCACAAAATCCAGCATAACATCTTCTATTATAATATGAAATCCAAGAATTCCTTATATATATTTTGTTATTGACAATAAAACAAACTTTTTCTTTCTTAATATTTTTCATTCTTATTAGAATCCTTCAAAAAATTGAATAATAAGTTCTCCATGAAGAGCTATGAATTCTTTAGCTTCATGGTTACTGCGAAACACTAAAAATTCTTTACAAGAGAATGTTGGTACTACGATAAGGTTTGCAATACTAGCATGATCATTAGTACCATAGTAAAAATGGATGCAGAATGTTGTTTTTCCCCCTTTATAGTTAGGTGTCCAACCTGAATTGAATTCATGGAGCAATTGACTCAATTGAGCATAAGCCAGCGCTGATTGAGCTTGTGAATATTTTTTAAATACATTTCTTTCAGAAGATTGGATATTTTTAACAGAAGAATAAAAATTAATTTGTGAGTATGTATCAATATAATACCCATCTATATGTTCTAACTCTTCCCAACAAGAGATTGTTATTAAAAGTTTTTTACCAAACGCTTCTTCTAGTAACTTTTTAATATCCGGATCAGCATTTGGATAAATTTTTTTTGCTTTTTCAAGAGAGATTTCAATATTCTTTTTCATTGTTGATTTAATCTAATATTATATTATAATCATTTTTTTAAATATTAAACCCTTCTGGATATTTTGTAGTTAAAGGTCTGTAAGTATCAGGTGCTTTTTTACCACATTTTTTACATTTTATCTGTGGGATAACGTTACGATGGTAGTTTTCGTCGTCATAGCAATTATCTATTTGAATTTGAAAACCACAATGTTCACACTCAAAGATAGCTGAGAAATCCCTTCGATGTTGCCAAAGAATATCTTTTATTTTCATTTAGTCCTCCAACACTTTTCTTTTTATAATATCAGGTTGAAACTTACCACTCATCTGATTTATAATATCCTGTTTTTTGCTTTCAAGAATGCCCAAAATTTCCAAAGCATTAAAACCATCTGATTCACTTTCAAAAGTAAGTTTTTTATCAGTTTCTGTAACAGTAAACTTATATGTTTTGTTCATAATGATTTATTTAATCAACTTGTTCTATGTAGTTTTTAGGTTCACATTCTTCACACTCACAATACTTGTGATGCTGATAATCTGCAACTTCGTTATTAATTTCTTTTTTTGCCTTAGCTCTTGCTTTTCTTTTCCAAAATCTTCTTGTTGCTGTTTTAGATATTTTATTCCTATGTATACCACGAAATTCTCCGTGTCTTTTAATATTTCCAATAGAAGATTTTAATCCAAAATAATGTATATCTTCTACATCAGGATAATCTAACCAAGAAAATCTTGGTAATCCATAAGGTTTCATTTTAATATTTTTCGTTTAGAGCATCTACAATAACAGTAAACTTAGGTTTGAAGATGTCATATTCTTTGTGTTTGAATTCAGTGTCGAATTCACGACACATATCAAAAGATTCTATTGCCAATGCTTCTTCCAATAATTTAGCCTTGTTGATATAATGTTGTTTTAATGTCTGATTAGGAAATACTTGATATTTCTCATTCCCAAACCATAGCTCAAAAGTTTTGAGTGTTGGTACAGGAGTTACTTCTTGTTTATATCCTTCCTTCCTTTTAAATTTGGGAGTGAACAATACATCTACATCTTCCAACAAAGCTGCATAGAATGCTGACTGTAGAAGAGAAGACTGTAAATACCATTCTTCCAATGATCTTTCAGGGTCTATATGTTTGATTTCAATGAACTTGTTATTTTGTACAAGATCTACACAAAAAAATATGAGTTTGTTATTGTCAATAGCAACAGTACCTCTACGTTCTGCAGAACCACCTTCTTTTTCAACTACCTTTTCAGCATAAGAATTACCTTTTAGCTGCCCAGCTGTAGGTTTATAATTCTTTGCTTTTATTGCAAAAAGCAAAAGCTGTGCCGCACTTCGTTTTACTAATTCAGCAGCACTAAAATTCATAGTGACACTATTCATCTTTCTTTCATTTGATTGTGTTATTATAATACGAGATTGGACAACAGACAGGACTCGAACCTGCATGGGTTTGTGGTATAGTTTTACGTTTGAGACACCATTAGAAAAGCGACTTTACGGTTTTTCCGCTCAAGACTTCACCCAAAAGCCTAGTTAACTGTTTAAACGCCTCGGTTGTCAACCCCGATATTTTACTTATCGCTGGCGTTGCGTCTACCAATTCTGCCACTCTCTGATTTCGGACTGGGAGCGGGTCTCGAACCCGCTCTCACAATCCTCTATCCTTTAGTCTTCATCATCGCCGTCGCCGTAGCCGTAGCCGGAGCCGTCGCCGTAG